CAATGGCGCAATGTATTTAACAGGCCGTATTCAGACTGCCGACAAGCAGAATGGAAACGGACGAGTGTATCCTTTTGAAGTCCTAAAGCGTGAGGTCGATAATTATAAAAAGATTGTTGCCGACCATCGTGCTTGTGGAGAACTTGATCATCCAGATGACTCTGTGGTGAATCTCAAGAATGTATCACACATGATTGTTGATTGCTGGTGGGAAGGAAAAGATGTAATGGGCAAAATGAAAGTCCTTGACACTCCTTCTGGCAAGACACTAAAAGAACTTATAAATGCTGGAGTTAAGCTCGGCATATCTTCTCGCGGACTTGGGTCTGTTAGAGAAAGCATGGGCAAGACAGTTGTTGAAAATGATTTCCAATTAATCTGCTTTGATATTGTCTCAGAACCATCAACTCCAAATGCTTTTGTCTCACCAGACAAGCAAGCAGCATCTCCCATGAGAATGCGAGAGAACAAACAAAATACAATTGACGATCTATTTAACAAGATCTTGAGGGATTAATGGATAAAAAAGAATTAAAGAAAATGCTTAAGCCTTTAATTAAAGAGTGCATCAAAGAAGTAATGTTCGAAGATGGCACTCTTTCCACTATTATTAGTGAAGTTATGAAAGGTACAGGAGCTTCTCAACCAATTGTTGAGAATAGACGGCCAAAAACTCCTCAAGTACAAACTCGTTTGGAAAGTGACGACGAGGCTAAAGCAAGAATTAAAGCAAAACAACAAAAGCTCATGGAAGCAATGGGAACCGGTGCCTACAATGGCGTTAATCTTTTTGAAGGAACCACTCCAGCGCCGTCACCATCGTCAGCTAAGGGACAAGGTGCTCTATCCGGAGTTGCCTCAAATGACTCTGGAGTTGACATTACTAAACTAATGGGCAAAACATCAGCCATTTGGCACAAGATGAAAGAGAAAAAAAATGGGATATAATTATCAATACAAATTAAAAAGAGGTGAAGATGTCGCCCGAGCAATCAAAAAGTTTTCACGCAAATGTAAGAAACTTGGTATTGTTCAAGAAATACGAGATCGTAGACATTATATAAAACCTTCAATGAAAAAGAGACTCGCTAAAAAACGAGCCATTGCGCGTCATCGTAAAGAACTGGCAAAACAAAGAAAATCAACTAATTAATACGGTAGGAGTGTAAAATGTCTAATATTTATAGTGCTGGTTTAAGCAATGTGGGATCATATCAAGTAAGTGGAATACCATTCTTGTCAGGGACATTAGATGCTACTAATGGGTTACTTATAGATTTTCCTTATGTTTCGAGATGGGTAGTAGTACACAATTCTGGCACAGTCGGCGGTCCCGGATTAAATATTACGCTTAATCCAAATACCAATGTAAATGTTTATACTATTCAGGCTGGACAACAATCTCCAAGACTGGAATTAAAATTAACTGGACTAGCCTTAGAAGGCGGTGTTGCTGGTGGTGTATCTGTTATAGCTGGATTAACTAATCTTCCTGTATCAAGAATAAATAACATCAGCCCATCAGGTTCTAACTGGTCAGGCTCTGTTGGAGTAGGTTAATGGCTGAATTTGGCTGGGCTTATATTGAGTGCTCAAGTTCTGGTGGTGGCAGTGGTTCTGGGTCAGCAGCCGCTGGCCCAACTGGATCTGTCCAGTTCAAACATGCTGGTATCTCAATCACTGGTTCAGATTACTTTATTTTTCATACTGCCTCTGCTCCTTTCGAATTAAGGCTTACTGGTACTCTATCTGTCAGCGGAACTATTAATGCGAACGAACTTAATATTAATGTAACCAATAAAAGTGTCATTAATCTTGATGTCTCTGGTAATACTAAGTTCGGAGACACTGAAGATGATACTCACCAATATACAGGAAGCTTCTTTATTAGTGGAGCAATGTATAAGACATTTAAAGAAGTAACAGGCCCTCTGGGCACAATTTATTCAGCTAGCATTGCGGATTATTATATTGGTGTTAGTGGTAGTAATAGCTATATCATACGACTTCCTAGCGCTAGTGCTGGAACTGCTGGTAGAACTTTAGTAATTAAAGATGAATGGAATTCTGGAAGTGCCCGTGTTGGAGACCCAATTACGGTTTACCCAGCCCATCTTTCTAGTGATTTAATTGATGGCTCTACGCAGTATTTGATTGAAGGAACAGAAATGGCAGCTATTTCTTTATACTCGACAGGTAACGGTCACTGGTTTGTATTCTAATTCAGAGAGGTAATTAAAAATGAGTTATAATATAATTACCGGCTCTGTGACGACCACTGGATTAGAAATTTCTGGTGCTTTCAGCGGATCATACATGGGTGATGGCGCAGCTTTAACAAGTGTAAGTCACTTCGGTCAAATTGATTTTGATCAACAGAGAGTTGCTTTATTTTCTAATACAGCCGATTCTTTTGGAGAATTAGATTTAAAAGGCGTAAGCGGATTTAATTATTTAACCTCAAGCAATACCTTAGAAGTTCCCGGTACTGGTTCATTTCCTCGTCTTAATTTGCTAGATATACAATCTGGAAGTGTGCCAATTGAAAGATACTTGGGTATAACACACGCTGGTGAAGTGGTCTTAACTTCTTCTACTGGTGGTGGTATCCTAACCTCGGGTTCTGGCCCGATTAACTCAGTCCAAATCCATACAGGTGCTGGAATGCTATCTGGGTCAGCATCGCTTTTATTTAACGCTTCTACAAACACAATGGTATTAACCGGAACCTTAGATGTCTCTGGAGCAATTAACGCCAATGAACTCAACATTAATGTAACTAATAAAAATGTCATTAATTTAGATGTCTCGGGCTCGACGAAGTTTGGAGACACTCCAGACGACACCCATCAATTAACAGGCAGTGTTTTAATAAGTGGTTCATTAGCGGCAACGCATAGAGTCATTAGTGTTTCTTCATATACTATTTTGTATACAGACTATTTGGTTGGCGTAAATACACAAACGATTAGTGCTATTTGTACTTTAACTTTGCCTCTTGCCAATACTTTACCAGATGGGCAAATGTTAGTTATAAAAGATGAACAAGGATCAGCAAATACTTGGAATATTAAAGTTACTTCTAGTGGTGCCGATACTATTGACGGCCAAAGCAGTATTATGTTGGAATCGTCCTATGGTGCCCTAAACCTATATACCAATGGAAATGATAAATATTTTATTTATTAATGTAAATTAGGAATTTATAAGTCTATTTAAAGTAGCGCCAGTGATGTCTCTAAAACCCTGTGTTGACGGGCATCACAGCCATGGCGCGTTTTATGGAGGATATAAATTATGGCTTATAAATTTCAATTAGGTTCCGCGCAAATGTCGGGTAACCTATTGCAAGAAGGTACACTTACTTCTGAAGGCGCTTTTGTTGGTGAAACAACAATTTCAGGTGCTGGTCAGATCGCTGGTGGATCTCTTGACATTCTAGGTGCTGCTGATATCGATGGTGCCCTTACTGCTGCTAGTATCGTTTCTGATGCTCAAGTTAATGCTGGTACAAATCTTTCTGCTGCTGGTGAAATCGCTGGTGCTTCTTTAGACATAGCAGGTGCTGCTGACTTTGACGGTGCTCTTACCGCTCTTTCTGTTGCTTCTGATTCATTTGTTAACGCTGCTACTAATGTTTCTGCTGCTGGCGAAATCGCTGGTGGTTCTTTAGACATAGCTCTTGCTGCTGATATCGATGGTGCCTTAACTGCTGGTTCTGTTGCTTCTGATGCTGCTGTTACTGCCGTAACAAATGTTTCTGCTGCTGCTCAACTTGCTGGTGACAACCTTAATCTTGGTGGTGGTAACGCTACTGTTTCTGCTGCTGGTGCTCTTTTTGCTGCTACTTCAATTTCTGGTAATTCATTAGCGCTTCACGGTGGACTTGCTAGCATTTCTGCTGGTGGTGTTATTGACTTTGCTTCTGGTGATGTTCGTGGTGCCTTAACTGCTGGTTCAGTTAGTTCTGATGCTACTGTTGTTGCTGCTACAAATGTTTCTGCTGCTGGTGAAGTTGCGGGTGGTTCACTTGATATCGCACTTGCTGCTGATATCGATGGTGCTCTTACTGCTGGTTCAGTTAGTTCTGATGCTACTGTTGTTGCTGCTACAAATGTTTCTGCTGCTGGTCAAGTTATTGGTGCAGATTTAGTTTTCGGAAATGCTGTTAAGCTCGGTGCTGATACAGTTATTGATGTAAACGCTAACATTACTGCTGGAACAGCTAACCTTTTCGCAATCTCAGGTTCTGAAACACTTCAGATCGCTGGTACTGTTCGACTTGATGGTGTTTCGAATGCTGATGCTCCGGCAATTGCTGCTGATAGTATCTATTTCTTGGATGCTACCGACAGTCTCATGAAGGCTATGACAATGAGTGAATACGCTACTGCTATCGCTGGTCCGGGTCTTACTGCTACTAACGGTCAGTTAAGTTCTGATGCTGCTGCTGCGCCAAACGGTATTGGCAATGCGAATGCTAGCTTGGTTGAAGGTTTCAACTATGGTACAACCACTTTTGATGCTGATCGTACTTGGACACTTCCAGCGTCACCATCTGCTGGTGATCTTGTTCGTGTTAAAGCTCCTAATAGTTTAGGTGGATTTAAGATTAACATTGCTCGTGGAGACGCGGGTCATTCAATTGACGGTGTTGCGGGACCAATAGAATTAGAATCAGATGCTGGTGCTCTTTCATTCGTCTATGTTGCTGCTAACGATTGGAGAATTATCTAATCATACGATTGGATTATTTTTCTATACCATTGGTATATATTTCTGTGGAGGTTGGCTTCGGCCAGCCTCCCTTTTTATTATCTAGAGCCTAATTATGGATAGTAAGAGGAAATAAAATGGCGTATTCGAAACCCAGCACAAAAATGAAGAAATTGGGATCAAAATTAATTGATACACATGAAGAACAAATAATTGTCGGAGCGAAGACTTTTAACCAATTGACAGCCTCAGTGGGTATTTCTTCTAAAGGACCAGTTGAAGCACCTTCATTCCACGGAGACGGCTCGCATTTGACAGGAATGTCTTATGTAACACCAGCAGGAAACAATGGAGAATTACAATTTAATAATGAAGGCCAATTTTCTTCAACGGAAAAAATAGTTTTTGATAATGACACCCTTAATGTCACCGGTAAAATTACTACTAATACAGTAATAGCTGATGAAATACTTGGAGATGGCGCAGGGCTCATAAATGTAAGTGTTGAATCGAAAAACATTGCTGGGATGATAACAGCAGAACAGATTAATACCCAAGGTGCTATTCAAAATATTAATGGTAATTTAGAAGTTATCCTTTCAGATAAAAGTGGACTTGTAGTAAAAGAAGGCGGCCTAGGTATTAGCTTATCAAATTTTAATCATACTAAATATTCGGATAGTCTAAGTATAATAGTTGCCAATTCAATGAATTCTAATTTTAAACTTAGTCTACAAACAATTGAAGAGCACATCAAAGCTAACGCTTCTAAATTAAAAGGTACTATCCCAAATTCTATACTTCCTAAAATTATTTATGCGAATGCCTTTGTGGGAGATGGTTCTCAATTAACTAATGTAACTGCCGAACCTGTTCCTACTGGTGAAGATTCAGAGGTTCAATTTAACTTAAACGGAACTTTTGGTTCAACTGCTAATTTTGCGTACTTAAATGATTCTAATATGCTTAAGGTTCACGGAACTGTTAATGCTTCAACTGCTGTTAAAACTAATGAAGTTCATCTCAACAGTATGATCATTGGCGGAGATATTATTATAGATACAAATAAAAACTTTAATGTAACTAGAATAAGGTGTGAAGATGCCTATGTAAATCAAAACTTAATGGTAATTGAAGATGTTATTGCGAATAAATTTATTGGCGATGGGTCAGAGTTAAGCGGATTACCCGTACAAAGCTTTGAAAATTATAAAGAAAATAGTGTTCTTTTCTGTGGCGCTTCTGAAGGTGAAATTAAGTCTTTACCCGTCATTACCTTCAATGATCCAAATTTATTGATGAATACAGATGTTAAAATCAATGGCAACTTAGTGGTAGAAAAAGAAATACAGTTTGGAATTACTACGACAAAGCCGAAGTCACAGGATATGGTTAATAATTCTGCTCAATTCTATTTAGATGAAAGTAATTCCGATCTAAGAATTAAAATTAAATTAGGTGATGGCACCATTAAAGAAGGCTCTATTTGGGTGGATTAATCTCTAATCTTCTTTTTCCTCACAAAAACACTAATTAATGGTGATAAACTATTTCTAGGAGAAATCTGAATGTCTTCAATGTTAGAACAAGCGATTATTGATGCTACCACACTTCGCGAAGCAGCACTTAAAAGTGCGGAACAGGCCATCATTGAAAAATATGCCCCTCAAATAAAAGATGCCGTTGAGCACCTATTAGAAAATAATGACCCACAACCCTCAATGGCTGTCGGATCATTTGTAAAGCACCTTGAATCTAATCAAACTGGACATATACGATCAATTGATGAAGATGGATATCAAGTCGAAGGCGTAGATGGCCAAGTTTTCTTGGCAGAAGCAGACGAGCTAGAAGAAACCGAAGTGCTTCAAGAAGAAGAAATGGGTGGAAATATTGCCTCTGTTGCAACATCTCAAGCCGTTGAAGCACCAATAGCTTCCGCTCCTGCTAGTGTCGTAGACCCTAACGCAGAAGCAGAACTCTCAATGGAGTTTGAATTTGATCCGTCCGATTTTGAAATTGATCTCGGAAGTATTCAACAACAAGCTCAAGCAGATCCAGACTCATCAGGAGAAACCCCAATTTCTACTTCTGAATTATTAGATGATCTCACTAATGAGCCAGAAATTGAAACTGATGAGAATACAATTGATGCTGAACTAGAATTACAAGAAGTTGTTGATCTTGTCTCTGAAATTCTCGCCGAAGAGGAAGAAGTGATTGAAGAAGAACTAGTTGTAGATACAAGCCAACAAAAGCATGGTTGGACAGTTACAGATGTAGGAACACGCACCTACGACCAAGAATTAAGTCTTGCAAGATTGCAAGGGACAGAAGCCAAGAAGGAAAATGAACTCCTTAACAAAGCCCTTGAAGATATCAAAGAGACAATGAATAATAATAAAAAAGATACTTTACAAATCATTGATGTTGTAAAGCAACTAAAAGAAAAACTCGATGAGACCCTTATTTCTAATGCTCGTCTTGTTTATATGAATAAAACTTTAAGCGATGCCTCCCTGAATGAGCGACAAAAACATAAAATTGTTGAAGCCATCGCAACGGCAAACTCAGCCGAAGAAGCTAAGACTCTACATGAGACTCTAACTGCTACAGTGGGATCAAGTTCTAAAACTGCTCCAAAATCACTAAGCGAGTCTGTAAATAGAAAATCTAATCTTTCTTCGATGATGCCTAGGCGAAATGATAATGTGGTTACCGAGTCCCTGTCATTTGCTGATAGAATGAAAAAACTCGCTGGTATTAATTAAAACATTTTTGGAGGTATTAAAAAAATGTCTATTATAGAATCTCTAACAGAGGGTATGGTCCAACGCGATATGGCGAAAGAAGGTGCCGCTCTCTTAAACAAATGGAGTCAAACAGGACTTCTTGAAGGATTGGAAACAGATCACTCAAGAACGACTATGGCTCGATTGCTTGAAAACCAAGCCAAGGAACTTCTTCGTGAAGCTTCTACAATGGCTTCTGGGGATGTAGAAGGTTTTGCTTCTGTCGCATTTCCTATCGTTCGTCGCGTATTCGCCGGACTTATTGCTAATGATCTTGTAAGTGTTCAACCGATGTCTTTGCCATCTGGTTTGATCTTCTTCCTTGACTTTACAACATCAGCAGATGGTGCTGGTCTTCCAAGACTTGGATATCCAACTCCTGCTAGTTCACTCTATGGTGGTGGACGAATTGCTGCTCAAATTACCGGTGGTGTAATTTTGACTGGTCAAGATGCTGAACGCGGTCCTTACGCGCTCAACAACGGTTATTCATCTCCTACAGCAAGTATTGCTATTACAACAACACTTGTTGGTTCAGGTACTGTTGGTGAAGGTGGAACTTCTATTTTCGCATCACCACAGAAAGGCGCACTTGGTGGCACTGATTATGACAACATTACTCTTCTTGATTTTGATGTTGACCTTGTAAGTGGTTCTGCTTGGGCCGCTGCTACAGTTCCAAAATCACTACTTACAACTGGTCAATTCAATTTTGATGATTATATAACCATCTCTATGACTGGTTCTGGTGGAGCTACTGACGGTGCTCTTGTTCGACGATTAACTCGCGAAGATCCTTATAATTCTGCTAATGTACTTTTCATCTTGGGTGCTACTGGATCAGAAAGCGCAACAGCCATGGCAGATGAGCTTGATGCTACAACTGCTGCTAACGCTGCTATCACTGATAACTTTATCAATGGTGGATCTGTTGGTTCTATTATTGGAACAGACACATGGGGATTAGAAAACAATCCTAACATTCCAGAAATCGACATCAAAGTTGATTCTGTAGCAATCACTGCTGTAACTAAGAAATTGAAAGCAAAGTGGACCCCTGAATTGGGTCAAGACTTGAATGCTTACCATAACTTGGATGCTGAAGTGGAATTGACTTCAATTCTTTCTGAGCAAATTGCTCTTGAGATTGATCAAGAAATCCTTGAAGATCTTATTCGTGGTGCTGAAGCTGGTGTTTATTACTGGTCTCGTTCACCGGGTCTTTTCGTTAATCGTACTACTGGTATTGAAGTTGGAGCTTCTTCTGCTGCTCCTGATTTCACTGGTACCGTATCAGAATGGTATGAAACCCTTCTTGAAACGATTAATGATATCTCAGCCCAAATCCATCGTAAGACACTTCGTGGCGCTGCTAACTTTGTAGTTTGTGGACCAGAAGTTGCTAACATTATGGAATTCACCACTGGTTTCCGAGCCAATGTAACTGCTGACGCAGACAAAGGTGACATCGGCGCTGTTAAGGTTGGATCTCTTTCAAGAAAGTTTGATGTATATGTTGATCCATACTTCCCACGGAACCTTGTTCTCGTAGGTCGTCGTGGTAATTCATTCCTCGAAAGTGGATATGTATATGCTCCGTATGTACCTCTCCAAGTGACACCTACCATCTTCGGCCCAGAAGACTTCGTTCCTCGCAAAGGCGTAATGACTCGCTATGCGAAGAAAATGGTTCGTCCTGACATGTACGGTCTTGTTATCGTTCGTGGACTTCTTGGTGAGTCTGGTTCTTCTGTCTAGTATTAGATAGTAACCTTTTTACTACTAACCCCTCGGTCTTCGGATCGGGGGGTTTTTTACTTACAAGGCATACTAGTTATAATGAATCTTGGGATTCACAATGTATTTGACATGATTATAAACGGAGGGTTAAAACATGGGAAGTAGAAGAATAGGTCTTGCGAGAACGCAAGCATTGATACAACAATTAAAAAGAGAACTACAAATGAATGGTTCTAAATTTGTAGGAGAAAAAGAAAAGATAGTAGCGACCGCAGCGGCAAAGACATTAACTGCGGCTGATAGTGGGGCAACAATTGTTTGGTCTCATGATGCCGGTACAGGATTTAATATAACATTACCAAAATGCGCTACTGGTTTACGCTTTACCGTAAGATTTGAAATAGGAACAGCCATAGCTGGACATCATATCACGGTTGGTGATGCGGGAGATCGTTTTTTTGGAACAGCAACAGTTGTAAGTACAACTAATGATAAACTTGCTGTACAACAAAAAGCTAAAGCACTTACAGATGCTAAATTTATTCACACACGGAGTGATTTACAAACTACTGGTGGAAATGCTGGAGATGTTATTGAAATTGTAGCTATAGACGATACACACTGGCTTGTTAATGCGAGACTTCATACTACAGGTAATAATCCCACTAGCCTTGCGGTCTTTAAAAACGAATCATAATAATATTCTATTAGATTATTTATACTTCCCTCTAGCTTTATTGGCTAGGGGGATTTTTTATTTTAAAACTATTTAATGACGAGGTAAGTTATGAAAGTAAAACAAAAAAGATTATATGCTAAGAGACAAGCTAAATTAGCAGCAGAAGCAGCAAAGGCATCAAATCCTATAGATAATTCTGTAGCTCAAGAGAATTTAAAAAAAGAACTTGCTGAAGAAGCAGCTAAGAAAGAAGAAGCCGTAAAAGAAGAAGCAAAGGCTCCCGAACCCGAAGTTGTTAGCGAAGAGCCAGTAGTTCAAAAAAGAAAAGCCGCTCCAAAGAAAGTAGTTAAATCAAAAACCAGCCCAAGACGCAAAACCCGTTCATCCTAAGTCAGTGCCGGTTTGTACCTTTAAGCACTAATTACTATGATCGGAGGGTTCATGCATGGCATTTCCAACTTTAACACCAAAATCTCAACAATCCGCAATTGTTCTGCCCCCCACTGGTACTTACTCTGAGGTTTTACCCTCTCTTCCATTTGGGATCTATACAACAGGCTCATTTATATCAGGAGCAGTCGATCAAGTTGCTTACACTTATCGTAAGTTAGGTGGAGATGTTCTTGATCTGGAAATTAAAGCTGAGAATGTATATGCTAACTATGAAGAAGCAGTATTAGAATATTCGTATCTTGTTAATCTTCATCAAGCTAAAAATATATTAGGATCGTCATTGGGTAATCCAACAGGATCATTTAATGAAGATGGAACTGTTATTGGAGGACAAGAAGGAGTAGAATTAAAATTTCCTAAGTGGAATTTTGGTTATGCCGCTAAAGTAGGACAAGCATTTTCACATGAGGGAGGCTTCGGCGGAACAACGCCTATTTACTCAGCATCTTTTGATTCTGTGCCCAATGTCCAAGATTATAATCTTCAAACGATTGTGTCATCTTCCGCCGCAGCAGGGGGTGTACCTTATGCTAATATTGATCGAACAAAAAGAATCGTAATCAGAGAGGTTTTCTATCATACTCCCCAGTCAATGTGGAGATTCTACGGATATTATGGTGGACTGAATGTAGTGGGCAATTTAAATACTTACGGACAATATTCTGATGATTCCACATGGCAAATTATCCCTACATGGCAGAATAAAATGCAAGCCATTATGTTTGAGGATAGTTTATATACACGGACTTCACACTATTCATATGAGATTATTGATAATAATTTAAGGATTTATCCAACTCCCACAGCTTATTCATCACCGCCTAAATTTTGGTTTAGATTTTCAATAAGAGAAAATATATGGACCGATGAATTTAATGACGGTCAAGATGGCGTGAATAATATGAATACACTTCCTTTTGATAATATCCCTTATGTTAATATCAACTCAATTGGTAAACAGTGGATTCGTAGATTTTGTCTCGCTTTAAGTAAGGGAACTTTGGGCCAAGTGCGCTCAAAATTTGGCAATAATGTACCAATTCCCGGTGACAATGTAACTCTTAATGGTTCGGACCTTTTAGCTCAATCTCAAGCAGAACAAGAGCTATTAAGGGAAGAATTGAAGGCACAATTGGAATCTATGACTTACGATAAATTAATTGAACAAGATTCTAACATTACCGACAATGTAAATAATATTCAGAAGCATGTACCAACAGGAATTTTTGTAGGATAGATAATGAAAATCAAAATTATTAAATCAAAGCCAGAGTTAATACAAGAATTAACAGAAGAAGAATATGGGTATCTTGAGGATGCTCTTCAAATTCCTATATCGGAAATGCCTTTCTCAAACATCTTCGGAGATAAATACCGAATTATTCAATCATATGGTTCTCTAAAAACCGATTCACCCTTTGGTAAAACAATGAAAGTACTGGGGCAATTCGGCTGGGAACTTGCTCCACGAGAAAAGGGCGACAAAGGAAAGATTATAATTCGGAAGAATGTCGAGACTCGCAGAAAAACAAAAAATAAAGACGGCGAAACTAAATTTATTACTAACAAGAATATGACAACTATGGGTCTCAAAAAGTATGTCCAAAGTGCTTATACATTTTTTGCTAATTCTCTACCCAAGATGTATAATAAATATTTAGACCTTGAAAAACTGGCTAAACCTGCTTATAAGAACTTACCTGATGATCCCGAGGAGCGCAAAAAAGCAGTTGAAGATATAGAAACAAAATTCCTCATACCACGAAAGCGATTGATGGAGAAAATTGATAACACAATCGCAAAATGGTTCAATGGAAGACGGCATTTCACAGCTACTAGTTTGCTTCCACCTTCATCTTATGAAGGCAGCGGTAACAGTGGAGGCATTTATTGGAAGAAAGTAAAAGACGACTTTGAGTCTCTATTAAAGCTTGCTAATGATGATGCTGCTATGATGAAGCTACAAACAGGCTTTGATAAAGAGTTTTTGCCTTCATTTATAATCTATTCTAGACACCCTATTGATGTATACCGTATGTCTGACTTTGTTGAGATTACTTCCTGTCACACTCTTCCATCCAAAAGGCACCTAACAAGCTTACCTAGCAAATGGGATGATTACAATATCTGTGCTCTTGCCGAGGCTTATGCCAATGGAATGATTGCCTATTCAGTTCCAGCTAGCTCCTTTGAAGAAGCAGGGATTGAGCCCACACAAGAGGGTATAGATGAATACGAAGATGGCGAATTATTCGAGGATGATGAGAGAGATGTGGATGGTCTAAAGCCAGAAGCTCGTGTTAGAATCCGAAATACCACAGTAACAGACCCCAAGTCTGGTGATATAACGAGACTTGCTGTACCAGACCAAAAAGTTTATGGTTCAGCCAAATCAGGATTTAAAACAAATGTTCGTGATTTTATATCTCAAGAACAAAAAGAAGAACTTGAAAAAGTATTCAATGATCCCAGCGTTACCATTAAAGGAGAAATGGCACAAAAGTTAGGATTGTCCGACGGTGACGATGACAAATCTCATATATCTTTAAAATCATTTCAAAGATACGGTGGAAGCTATGAAGATTCAGGAGCAGCCGTAAAAAATAATCTTCCTCTTATGTTCGCTAGTGCTCTAGGCATCAGTCCAGATATGATACACACAGTTGGCGAGATAGAATATAGCAAATTTATGCAGGATGAATTAGAAAGCAAAGTAGATAACACAGACCGCTTACAATACCTAAATGATCAACTAAACGATGTTTTAGAGCGTGTAAACGGGATGCGATTTAAAATTATGACGAGTATTCAAGAAGATTATGATGATACTTTTTACTATAATTCAATAGATCTTCAAATAAATATTCCGCTTCCATCTTATATGACGGAAATAGCCAAAGAGCGCCGCCGTGAAGTTTATGATTTCTTCAAGGATTACGAGGATGAGTACAACCTCTACTATGATGGGTCGGAAAAAGAGCCGCGAGACATAATGGTCTATCAAAAAGATTCCATGGAAGCCCAAAACTTAGGGTTTGATACCGCATTTATACGGATAACCTATAGGAACCTTGATGAATTAATGCAGGATTCTGGAGTAGATATGGATGTTGATCAGCCAGACGAGGTTATACAAATAATCCTTGACCATCCAGAATACGGAGGTTTCGCTGTGGATGCTCTCTCAGATCCCTATGTTGAAGATGGTTTCCAGCAAAAAACAGCAGCACTATTGGCTGTATCTCCCTTTGGAGATGATCCCGAGTATTATCTAACAAAAGTTCTCAATAATGTTCTCAACTCAGAGCACAATGTTGGAGATTGGACTGGGAATTTACCTGATTTAGACTATCACCCCTCTGGTATTGAATACTGGCAAGCGGCGGACTTTGAAAGCACAATGTCCTTAACAGATGATTGGATGATTGAATTAGGTCTTTCATCAGAACAGGTGGGGCTCTTTGTCGTTGCTCTAAACCAGAATAAGGAAGTTCAAAATAAGGTCGTTGAACTTATGGAGAAACATTTATATCCCAAGGCGGATTCTATCCTGCCCATGATAATTGAAACCGATGGTGCTACCATAGGAGCAGTTGAAGTGGGGTCTGATTATAAAAAAGTTGCTTCTATAATTGAGAACCCAGCAGGTTATTTTCAAACTTTTCAATTTCCTATTAAAATTGAACTGGATAGCAACGAAGTTGATACTAAGAATAAGATGATCCTTCTAATAAAAATCTTGGCACAGTTTGATTCTGATGATACACTCGACGACGCACTTAATACATCTGAAGGCCAAGCCCTAATTCGCCAAGTAATAGAAGCTGCTACTCCCAAAGCTGTAAATGAAAATAAAAGACGAATGAAAGTTCGCATCCTGCGAGGTTAAATGAATGGCTGACAACAAATGGTCAAAACCGGTATCTCCTCCTCCCCCAATGTTTTTGGGAGAGAAAGAGAGAAATCTTGTAAAACAAGTAAACGATGAGATCATTGAAAGAGTTATTGGTCAACAAATATTATATTTCCCAATTGATATGGCAAGAACCGACTTTCACCCTGTATACGGCGAGGCCATAGAAAAAACTTTCTTAAATCCAATAAGAGTTTATGCTTTAGTAGATTATGGGGGCATAGAAACATCTTATTTAGAAAATATTGGCTTAGACAAGAAAACTGATATTACAGTTAACTTTCATAAGAGAAGACTTACTGAAGACCAAGATCTCTTCGTCAGAGAAGGAGATTTTGTACGGTATGGAACTAACTACTATGAGATAGTAAAGCTAGATGAACCACGACAATTGTTCGGCCAGATCGAACATCGTTTTGAAGTTGTTGCTTCTTGTATAAGAGCTAGAGAAGGAGTGTTCGATGCCTGTTGATGATAAAACTGAAGAAATCCCATTTTTGCCATCGACAATTGAAACAATTGATATAGGATTATTTAATTGGGTTGACGAAACATTGAGTTTATCTGTTAATACGAACAATGGATTTAAGAAAGTACCTGTATTGTGGCTTTCAGCAGAACGATCTTTTCAAATTAAAAATAATAAAGACCTTCGAGATGCCAGTGGAAAATTAAAATTACCATTGATAACCTTAACTCGCAAATCAATGACAAAAGACCCTACTTTCCGAGGCTCACATTATGCTAATATTTTTCCTAATGACGGTTATCGTGGTGGCTCAACACCAATAGCTCGCAGAATTATGCAAGTAAAAACACGAAACCAAGCAAATTCACAAGCTGTTAAAAAGTTAAGATCTGGTGATGAAACTGGAAGAATAGATAATAAAAAGGTTGTCTATGAAACAATGTCTCTACCTGTCCCTGTTTATGTTGAAATGATGTATACTGTTACTATGAGAACAGAATACATACAACAAATTAATACACTTGCTACACCGTTTATTACAGTTACGGGCGGTATTAATAGCTTTATCTTTGAAAATGATGGGCACAAGTATGAAGCATTCATTCAGCCCGGCTTTACACCAATGTCAAATGCCTCTAATCTTGGAGAAGAGGAAAGATTTTTTGAAACACAGGTTGAAATTAAAGTGCTAGGCTATTTAATAGGCGCTGGTCCAAATAATGAAAGACCAAAAGCGATTATTCGTGAAAATATTGTAGAAGTAAAAGTTACAAGAGAACGAGTCATGGTAGGTCAAAAAATACCATGGGCTAAGGTAGGCCAGAAATATCGAGAATAATTACTTTTGGTTATTTAAAACACTATTTATTATGAAATAGACTTTAAGGAGTGCTTTGATGCCTAGAAGATTTGACTTTGTATCACCCGGAGTTCAATTAAATGAAATTGACCTCTCGACGGTCCCTGCACAACTACAAGGGGATGGTCCCTTAATTATTGGTCGTGCCCAGAGCGGACCAGCTAATCAACCTATTAAGGTTAAATCCTATTCGGATTATGTCAGCGTTTTTGGAGAACCAGTATATGGTCCAGACGCTGCTAAGCCTGATTCATGGCGTTATGGCCAATCAGTATTTCCAGAATATGGTGCTATCGGTGCTCAAGCTTGGCTTGCTGCGGACGATACCCCGATTACATTTATTCGACTTTTGGGCGAACAGGATTCTAATGCTGTCCCAGCAGGGTATGCTGGATGGCAAACTGAAAAATATAATAATGCTGCTGGCGGTGATTTCGCTATAGCTGCTCGCCAAAATGGTGGAGCTTTCGGGCTTTTCATTATTGATAGTGGTTCGGCTAAAGTTTTAGGAACAGGCTCACTTGCTGCTGTTTGGTATCTTGATCAAGGTACTATCGAGTTATCAGGTACTGCTTGTAATATGCCTACCTCAGTTAATGAAACTGGATCGGCTCGCCTTTTTCAATCACGAGGAGGCGTACAAACCCCCAATACATATACTGTTTTAATAAAGAACGCATCGGGCTCAGCGTCTGAAGCAGTTTCTTTTAATTTTAATCCAGATAGCAATAATTTCATTAGAAATCAATTTAATACAGAACCCTATAAAACAAACCCAACTACTGAAACTGTTACTAGTTCTTATTGGCTTGGCGAAACCTATGAAGTATCTGTTGATTCATACACCCAAAACACAACCGCCGGTAAGCAAATTGGCGTTATACTTGGATTGGGCTCTGGTTCTATAAACGGTGCTAATAATCGATTTGGTTATACTGGCGCAAAAACTGGTTGGTTTATCAATCGCGATCCTAACCCAAGTCCTCAGACTGGTTCTTATCAAGCAATTAATATGGAAAAACTCTTCCGAGTTGTTGCTTTACAGGAAGGAGAATTTTTTCAAAGAAATTATACTATTGCCATTGAAGATCTTAAATTAGGAACAGCAGCAAATCCCGACTCAACATTTAGTTTGTCTGTTAGAAGGTTTAACAATAACTTCAGCGAAGTAGAAAAGTTCTCTGGATTAACCATGAATCCAAATTCCGAAAACTTTATTGCCAAGAGAATTGGAGATCAATATCTATCTTGGCAAGAAGACCAAAGAAAATTCAATACAATTAATCGTTATCCAAACATTTCAGACTATATTCGTATCGAGATGGCTCCTGCTCTACAAAATGGTGTAGGACCACAAGATGAATATGCTCTTCCTTTTGGATTCTTTGGGCCTAACAGATTTAAAGGTTTTACATGTACTAGTGGATCTAGCACAATTAACCGTCAAGCGGGAGCAGGCTTAACTCCTTTCGCCGTAGGTAAAGGTCCTTTTGTTCTTGGTTCTGGTTCTATTCCAATGTGTAATGGCGCGGATGCTATTTATAATAGTCCTGCTGTTGTTATGGGAGACCAAGACAACGAACCACATACACTAGCAACAGCTTCATTTGATTTTCCCTCCATAAAATTAACAGCTACTGGTACATATGGTATATCTGGTGGAGATTATCCAGCCCTTGTAAGTACAATGTTTGGAATTCATCCCTATCGAAGTGCTTCTATTAAGCTTGATAATAGCTATATTGATTTAATTCGTGCTTTACCACAAGGTTATGACATTTGGACTGAACCAGCATCAGATGCTGCTCTTGAAACATCGTTCATTTTCTCATTGGATGAAATAAGATTAAATTCTAATACCAATACGGCCTACTATCAATCAGGATCTCGCGCTGCTGGTAATTCTTATTCTGGAGATAATAGTCAACAAGCCTTGCTAACAAAAAATGTTAAGCAATTTATGGCTCCTATTTTTGGCGGCTTTGATGGTCTTGACATTAAACAAAAAGATCCATTTGCGAATTCTTTAATTGGTACCGTAAAAACATCTAATTATGAATTTGCTACCTTGAATAAGGCACTCGATATCGCCTCTGATTCAGAAAATGTAGCCATGGACCTTTTGGCCATACCCGGAGTTGGCAAGCAATCAATAACTGACCGAATGATTAAAGTTTGTGATGAACGCGCTGATTCACTTGCTATCATTGATTTAGATACTGCCTATACTACTTCTGCGGAATCAACCACAGAAAGTGCCGGAAGTGTTACATCTGTTGTATCAACCGTTCGAACTCGAAATTATGATTCTTCATATGGTTGTGTTTATCATCCATGGATCTTAGTACAGAATCCCGGAGCTAACGGAACAAATACTTATGTTCCATCTTCAATCGCTGGTCTTGGTGCTATGGCAGCATCACAAAAGGTTTCAGCGGTATGGTTTGCTCCTGCTGGTTTTAATCGCGGTGGAATTGCTCAACTTGGTGGACCAAACGGACCTCGCACAATTGGAGTTTCAGAGACACTTAATAAAGCTAATAGAGATGATTTATACGAAGTAGACATTAACCCTATTGCTAACTTTCAAGGTGATCCAGTAATCTTTGGACAAAAAACCTTACAAGCATATCCTTCCTCATTGGATCGCATTAATGTTAGACGACTTATGATTTATATCAAAAAGCGAATTAACACCATTGCCGATACTGTACTCTTTGATCAAAACATCGAGGCTACTTGGAGAAGATTCTCAGGCAGAGCTACACGCGTTTTGCGTCGAGTTCAAACCCAAGGTGGAATTGAAGCCTTTAAAATTGTTTTAGATAAAACAACGACTACTCCTGACTTACAAGATCGCAACATTATGTATGCTAAGATCTTTATTAAGCCAGCCAAAGCAATCGAGTTTATCGCAATTGACTTTATAATCACCCGCTCTGGTGTACAATTCTAAACCAAACTATTTAATATAAACGGAGATTTTTAAACATGCCATCAAACAACTTCTGGTCAGCACAAACAGTAGCCCCAAAGAGATCATATAGATTTATGGTCCAGATAAACCAAACGGTTCTGTGGTGGGCCAAGAATGTGAATACCCCATCCTTTGATGTAAGTGAGATCGAACATTCATTTTTAGGAAACAAATATTTCTTTCCCGGAAAAGTCTCTTGGTCAACTATCTCTATGACTTTAGTAGATCCTGTAACTCCTGATGCTGTAGCATTTACAAACAGTTTATTAACCCAATCTGGTTATATGATTCCAAAGAACACCAACGCTCCCCAGCGCTCAACAATTGATAAACCCGATGCTATTGCGGCTTCTAAAGGATTGGATCTTACGATTAGCGTTTTAGATTCCGAGGGCGAAGCTATTGAAGTTTGGACACTAAATCAAGCATTTATTAAATCAGCAAAGTTTGGAGATCTTTCTTATGAAGATGAACAAATGAGAACTGTTGATATTGAATGGCGCTATGATTGGGCCTCTTGCGAATTTACTGCCGCCCACCCAACTGCTGGTGTTGCTAATACAGATTATTTTGAAGTTGGAGATATCCCAAACCCATCAGACGCATATGAACCCACATAGGTGATAAATGGCATTCTGGACAGCTTTAGATAAAGAACCAAAAAGACAATACCGATTTATAATCTCTGGCGATGGACTTGTTAATGAGGGCGGCAAAGAAAACGATGGTATTTGGTGGTATGCTTTAAGTGTAACGAAGCCTTCGCTTACTATTAACTCCACAGAGCATCAATTAATCAATCATACATTTAAGTTTCCCACAACTGGTGTTTGGAATGATATTAGCATTTCTATTATTGATTATGACACGGTAGGAAAATCTCTCTATGATTCCTTGGCAGGTATTGGATTTTATCCACCAGATATTGATTTTAAGGGTAAAACCGATGGAATTTCAAAAGCTTTAAATGCCACTCGTGCTGGTGATGTAGAAATACAACAGCTAGATGCTGCTGGTGACATTATCGAAACATGGACATTAAAAGGAGCTTTCATAACAAGCATTAATTTTGGAGAATTAAGTTATGACAGCGAGAATTTTGTTAAAATTGATTTAACAATAAAATATGACTGGGCCGTATTAAACACAACACCGGGTACTGTTGAATCTAGTCCCGAGCCCATAACAGAAACTAATACTATAAGTCTTACATAACACATTTGAGGTGAAAATTGAGTAGAAATAATTCAGACCGGCTTGGTCCACAAGACAAGTCAGGGGAAACCCCCGTAACAGCAAATCCCATGGAGTTTGTTACTCCCACAGAGTTTGTTGAACTACCTTCAAAAGGGACATTCTATCCTGAGTCACATCCCTTACATAATGAAGATGTAATTGAAATTCGATATATGACTGCTAAAGAAGAAGATATTTTAACATCACAAACGCTTCTTAAAAAAGGCATAGCAATTGATCGTTTTTTACAAAACATTATTATAAGTAAACAGATAAAAGTAGATGATCTTTTAATTGGAGATAAAAACGCAATCCTAATTGCCGCTCGTTCTTCAGGATATGGAAATATGTATGATACTACTGTTGCCTGTCCTGCTTGTAATACTCGTGCTGATATCTCTTTTGACCTTGAGGACAAACAAATAAAAGAATCAATGATCGGTGAAACAGAAAATGTGAATAAAACCAGCAATGGCACATTCATGATCAAAATGCCTTTTTCTAAATTTGATGTAGAAATCAAGCTTTTAACAGGAAAAGATGAAAGATATCTGTCTACTGTTTCTGCTAAAAAGAAGAAGGGTAAAATGGCAGACACTCTAATAACAGATCAATACAAACTTATGGTTGTATCTGTTCAGGGTAATAGTGAGCGTGGTGTTGTCAATCATTATGCTGAGAACATGCCATTGCGTGATTCACGATTTTTAAAATCAGTCTATAAAGCAGTCAATCCTGATGTTAAAATTATAGAAGCTTTCGAGTGTAATTCATGTGGTCACGACCAAATGTTGGAGGTGCCTTTCGGCGCTGACTTTCTTTGGCCTGACAGATAAATACATGGAAGCTGTTTACGAACAGTTTTTTCTTCTTAAACATCACGGCGGTTGGTCTTTCATTGAGGCCTATAATCTTCCTATTGGATTGCGTAACTGGTTTGTCAAAAGACTAGAAAAACAATTCAAAGATGAAAAAGAAGCATATGAAAAAGCTTCTAAGAAAAGCAGATAATGTCCGCAAGGGCATTTTTTTTATCATACTAATTATTGTATAGAGGGATCATCGCATGTATATTAATTTTAATAAAAATCCTAAATTGTTAACTGAGAGTTGGTTGAACAATTTTGGAGAATGGAATAAGTTTTTGCTTGATTATATTTATGGCAAAGATACCAAAGATGTTTACATGATTAAAGAAGAAGAACAGGTATTGAAGTTTAATGTAAAAGGAACCGTCAAGCAACTTAGAAGTTATGCTGATGCTCTTTTTTCAGAAAAAGATTACCTTGAAGCTTATGCCCAGTTCGGCAAAGACCATCCGATGACCAACCAGAGACGAGTCATCCTCCAACAAGCAGTAGGACAATTTGAACAAACTACTGGTATTACTTGGCCTTTCTCTGACGAGGATTAATAAGTGGCATCTTATCCTATTAAAAGCAAAGCAGATCTAATTGCGGCTCTTGCCACATTGGAGGCTAGCGAACTCGAAGCTGCCGGTCTTAGTAAAGAAGGGGGCAAAACCACTTCAAAAGGAGATCCTAATGTATTACGCGCCAAGCGTGACCAATTAGCAGCACAGCAAAATATTAATAGCGCTCTTCAAGAACAATATAAGCTAATGATTCGCAATAAGGAGTTAGCTGAGACAGAGGGTGGTTTATTCCACGAAATTGCTGAAGAAATTTTAGGATCAGTAGGTAATCTAGAGGAAGCCACTGAGAGATTAGCAGCATTTAAACAATTAGCTGAAGCGACTGATGGCGCTGTGGCCGGAATAGCCTCTAGTCTCGGTGTAGATGCTAAAAATAGTATTAACAAGGGATTAGATGATATAACAGGTGGTTTGGCTAAGCTTACAGACTCATTCTTTACCAGTGGACTTGAATTTGAAGCTATGGCCTTTGCGATGGGGTCCTCTCTGCTACAACAAGTAAAACCCGCGATTACCTCCGTAGCTTCTGCTATCTTAGAAATGACCAAAGTTGTTGTTCTTGCTTTTGATCAAGCTCAAGCTAAATTGAATGCTACAACCGGAGCAACTTACGCTTTTAACGATGCTCTTTATGATTCTCAGAGATCAATGAATATTCTTGGTGTAACATTTGCTGAAACGGGCGAAGCCATGGCCGCCCTTAACAGTTCACTCGGAGGCTTTAATACATTAAACACAGCCGCCCAAGTGGAATTAATTACAACAACAACCGCTCTTGGCAAATTAGGAGTGAATGCTCAGACTTCAGCCGATTTACTTTCTTTCTTTAAAACAAATCTTAAGCTAAGCATCCCAGAAGCCGCAAGGGCCACTAAACAACTTGCTATGCTTGGAAAAGCCATTGGTATTGACCCCGCAAAGATGGCAGCAGACTTTACTAAAGCTAATTCTTCTCTTGCCGTATACGGATCAAAAGCTGTTGATGTTTATAAGAATATAGCATCTGCTGCTAAAGCAGCCGAAGTTGGAACAGAAGCCTTACTTGGATTAGCAGCCAAATTCGACACATTTGAATCAGCCGCTGATACAACCGCAAAGCTAAATGCGATTATGGGCTCCCAAATGTCTGCTCTCGAACTGTTAAACCAAACAGAAGACCAGAGAATAGAAACATTAATTAGATCTACGCAAGCTAGCGGCACAGCATTTGCGGATATGGACAGATTTACCCAAAAAGCTATCGCAGCAGCCGCAGGAATTAGTGACTTAAACGAAGCCCAAAAGATATTTGGCATGAATCTTTCACAGTATAATGATTTCACTAGAAAAGCACAACAAAGTGCTGATATTCAACAAGATTTAAATGATGCTTTAAAAGCCGCCATCCCGTTGGCAGAGAAATTTAAAATTATGGCCACGGAGTTTATTATTGCTTTCCGACCAGCATTTGAGTATTTAACTGCCGCAGCCGATTATCTCATTGATATCTTTCGGGGATTTGATGATTCAACAAAAACAACGATTGCTCTTGTAACATTTTTGGGCTCTGTCGCACTAGCTACTGTGATTTCTGTTCTAAGTTTGGCCGTAGTTGTTTTTAATCAAATCTCTGCCGCTACTACAAGTCTGGGGAATTCCTTTTTAGGTGCTGCTGTTAAAGCAAAGGTCTTAGGTACATCTACTACAAATCTGGGGGCATCCTTTGTGGGTGCTGGTGGTGGAGCACAGGTCTTGAAAACATCTGCTACACAAGCAGGTTTGGGTGTATTGAAATTAGATGCTGCTGGAAAGATAGTCATTCCTACGATGGTTGGTGTTGGTGGAGCAGGTCAAGCCGCCGGTGCTGGAATCAGTGCTGGAATGACAAAAGCCGCCATAGGTGTAGGTATTGCTGTAGTCGCAATTTTAGCTATCGCAGGAGCCATTGCTCTAGTCGTTAGTGCTTACGCTGATTTGGCTGCTGCTGAAGCAAAACAAGAAGAAGCCAAAGCAAGACAGATTGAGGGCTATATGAATCTCAATGAATCAATATCTCAAATCGAAACCAGTTTAACAAATATAGCAGCCATTGACCTTGCTGCTGGAGTAGGACAAATAGAATTAATTGCCGCAGCCTTGAAGGGCTTTGATGATGTAAGTATTGAGACCAAACACACACTTACAAACTTAGCACTAATTAAAACAGGCACAGCATCCGAAGTAATGACGGGAGCCAGAGCAACTGCTAATAATATCAATGTAGAAAATCAAGTACAAAATGCGATTAATTTAGATGGTATCAAGGTAGAAATAAGCATCGCCGGACAATCGTTTGAAAATGCTGTTATGCGTGTCATAAATCAACCATAGGAACCCTATAAATGTCATTTCCCAATATACATTTTCAACAAAGCGACACTTCAACCAAATATGCCCAAGATTTAGGAGCATTATTAGAGTTTGTCAGCATGATTAATGGGTCTTTACTCCAATTTAAAGCCTATCTCACTAATTTTACACAAGATTTCCAATCAAGTTGGAATGTTGAGCAAGTTTATGGTCGTCTTGACCCTATACCTACATTTAACTCAACTACAAGAAAAATTCAATTAGGTTGGGATATTCCTGCTTATGATGTAGAAGCAGCTATGAACAACTTAAACAAATGTCAATCGCTTATTCAAATGATGTACCCCAGCTATTCAGAATCGGGTATCTTGCGCACTGGTACAGATGATGCTACTCAATCAAATTTTACAAAAGCTAATAGTTTATCCAAGCCACCCCTAATAAAATTAAAATTTGCTAATCTTGTAGCGGACACATTTGGCACCGGTGGACAAGCAAGCGCTGTTGAAGGCGGTCTCTTGGGCTGGGCCGACGGTGTTTCATGGTCTCCAAATCTAGAAGCAGGAATGTTTGTTTATAAATTATCTGGTGCCGGAGAAGCCGAATACTATCCCAAGCTTATTTCTCTCTCTTTAACCTTCAATGTTTTACATCAAGGTATTCCCGTGCGTAATAATGAATCAGTCACCGAAAGCTTTCCATTCAATTCTCCGCTTAAAGGCGGAGCGAATCCCAATGTCCCTGCTGGGAATATAGGAGGGGAGAATAATGGATAGATATAAAGCACGAAGAAAAGGCGTAAACTCCAGTCCTCAATACGACGATCTTTTTCAAAAACGGTCGGTAAAACAAATTGAACAGTATCGCACCGAGACCCTTAAATATCCATCAAATGATGAGATAAATGATCTTGAATTAACCAAATATTATTGGCAAATGGGAGATACCTTTTATAAAGTCGCAGCAACTTTTTATGGAGATTATACTTATTGGTGGGTTCTCGCCCAATTTAATAAAATACCCTTTGAGGGCGATTTGAAAGCTGGCGATGCCATCTTTATTCCACGACCCCTCACGCGGGTCATCCAGTTGTTGAGATAAATATGACAAATGAAGAAGGACAAAGATTATTAGAAATAATTGTAAAAGGCGTAGAAGATGGCACATTAAATGTAGTTTATAATGGGCTTCAGTTTCGTAACGCATTTACAGACGATGCTGCCCTTAGCTTAACAATTAAAACTAAAACCTACGAAGGTTCTTTCCGCGACATTTTAGCTGATATAAGCTTTAATGATCTTGGCGTCAATGGTTCACCGTTGCCATGGTGGGGAGATTTTTTACTTCAAGTAGGAGCCGGTGCTCTAACATTGGGAATCACTGTTGCCCCGAATCTATTGGGTTGGGGCATAGACGATGTAGCTTTCGGAACTAACTCACTTTTTGACGATGGTATTACGAGAATTGCTGAATATTATATGACCGCTGCCAAGAATGGCACACCGTTAGACCTCGCCGACATCCGAATCATTTTTGCTCTCCAAGAACAATTACGAAGTGTAGAAAACCCATATACGGCTGGTCTATGGGAAGATGATTATTTTAAACAATTTTTCGAACATGTAAAAGAAAACCCTACGATTATCCCGGCTGGTGGCGTTCTCAGTAGCTTTCAGGAATTCGAAGCTCAAGCAAGCCTTTTAGCCCGTACTCAATTAGACACCACAATTGAAGTAGATGATATTTATTATGCTTATATCCTGACTAGCTCCGATCCACTTGAGTCCTCTTTTAATATCGTTAATCCTTTAGTCGAAATCAATTATTACTTAGTTAACGGAATACTAGGTGACCGAGTATCTAATATAACACTCACTCGGTCAAACTATCAAGCTATGGCAGATTTACGGCCAGAAATTGCCGCTTTACAGGAAAAATCAGCCACAGTTAATATAGAAGCAATTAGAGGAGAATTATCCAATCTTTCAGGGTTCGAAGGCGCCGAAGATGTTGTTCTTAATCAATGGATTGATTATCTACGAGAATCTTTAACTGATGCTAATCCCCAACCTATTCAATCTTTTGAAAAGAATACAATAGAAGCCGCTAAGATAGTTGAACAATTAGTTGCTAGACAAATTGAAAACGCAAGAAGAAAAGCACTTTGGGAGACACTCGAAGATAAAGACGCAGAAGATGTTGATTCTGACTCTGAATGGGGGCAAATACAGGCCGATGCGTTAAACGCATCTCAGATTGCTTTATCAGACTCTGGTCTTATAGGGGCCATTGAACAAGAAAACCCTTTAACTGAAGATGAGATTAGAAGAAGACAAAAATTCTATCAACAATGTGTTTTAATGGTGAAGATGGAATCTCTTAAAAAGAATTTTAAACTAGCAATTGATAATACCAAACCATTCCATAAAAATGCTGTATATAACGATAGATTTTATATGGTTACTGATGAGAATAACGCATCTTTTATGAACACCATTTTAGCCTCCAAGGGTAAATCAATCGATGCTTTCTTAAGCACAACACCCGATATTCAAGCTTTCTTAGTTCCAAAGATGAGATTCTTTAAAGTTTATGAACAAGGCGGTGAACTACGACAAGTTGAATTTGTTTTTCCTGCTCAAAATCTTCCTGACGCACGAACGCAAGAAATGTTTGCTGATGATTCACGACCATGGCGTGGCGGTGGCTTCGGCATTAAGGATTTTTCTTTCTCCTTTAATGGCACATCCCCAGCAACAGCAAGAAACGATATTACAGCTACATTAAAATTATTCTTTCAAGATTTTGAAGACTTTGTTCGTGAATACGATACAAAAGACGACAAAGGTCAACCAACTAAAGTTAGATTTGTAGATATGATTTTGTTTGATACCAGCAAAGCCTCAGAGCGTGTAGGCATGGGCAGTAATTCTAAACAACAGTATGATGCTTCTTACTATAGAATTCGTGCCGATGTGGGATGGTTCGTGCCAACCACGAATGATGCGCAATTCAATGCCGTTTGTGCTTCAAGGCGCATAAATCCCGAAGATATTAAACAATCTCTCCGAGAATCAAATAAATCTTATTATCTTAATATGGTTGACCACTCGCTAGATTTCAGTGAAAATTCAACTGCCTCTGTTACAATTGAGTATCGAGCTTATATTGAAAGCGCTTTAAAGGGAAACCGTTTCGACGCATTGGCTGGACCAGCAATTTTAAAGAATAGAAGAGAACGCGAAGTTACACTCCAAAAAGCTGTTGAAGATAAGTGTACCCAAAAAGAGATTGCTAAACTTAAAAAGCTTTTTCAAGCTGTGGAAGTTATTGAGCGAAAAGAGACTTATCGTAGAATTTTAACTTCTCTTGAAGATAATAATAAAGTCTATGCTGTTGGTGTTACAAATGATGGAGGCTTTCGAGCAGATGGCTTTTTTTCGGAAGAACCAACATTAAATCTTAAATTACCCACAGTCACTGCTGTTGACTCAGACCTTCCTGATCCAGAAGCCGAAGGCGAAGATGAGAGCGAAAAGCTCATACCTACTAAGTTTGTCTCCAATGATCCCTCAAACACAATTCAGTTCTTTTATCTCGGAGACCTTATTTATTTAATTTTAGATTCTTTATTTGATGACTCTGTTGAAAGGAAACCACAAAACACTCGCTTTATTTTGCCTTCAATTGATTTTGAGAACTTCTTTACCCCCGGTCAAACTTTTAAGATTAATCTTGCCCAAATACCAATTTCTGTTAGATATTTTTCTGAATGGTATAATGAATTTGTGTTAAAACCAGATAAACTTACTTATCCTATTGTTTATTTTTTAAGAGATTTGCTTAGCAATTTAGTGGTAGACGCATTGGTGGAGATTTGTTTAAATAAAAATTATGATAAATCATTTACCTTTACAACCACAAGTGCGCTCAGTTATCAGAATGTTTTTAATAAGGATGGCCCTAAGTCTACATATTCGCAGCCTATTATCGATCTTGTCAAGAACGCAGGTCTTTTTCCTTTTGTAACAGATCCTGCTGACTTGGGAGCCGACACCAATATAAATGATATCTATAATTATCTTTTGGTGGTTCCACAGTATAATAGTATTAGCAATATTGGAAAAGGCTTATACGGAGATGATATTGAACGCGGAGTTTATCACTTTGAATATGGTACTGATCGAGGTATTCTAAAATCATTAAAGTTTTCAAAGACCGACATGCAATACATTCGAGAAGCTCGGTTTTTTCAAACGAACGGACAAGATGGGCTTATGCAACTAGGAGCCGTTTATTCGGTTGATCTTGAAATGTTTGGAAATAGTTTGTTTTATCCGGGAATGGAGATTTTTATTAATCCTTTTTCACTTGGCGGAGATGAATTTAAACCTACAACTGGTGGTTCTATCGCTAATAAATTAGGGCTTGGTGGATATCATTTAATTACTAAAGTTAACTCTTCAATTAGTTCTGGTAAATTCACTACTAGTGTTAAAGCACTATTTGTATATTCAGGAGATGGAAATTCTCGTATGGGCATATCAGGAGGAAAATTAACTCCCATGGATACTGAAGTATCAGAGTCTGCTCGAACCCCAGCCGTAATACAAAACTGCTCTTCAATCTATAACACAGAATTCGCCAGCTATCGAGATTTATTAGAAAATGGTATTTATAGTGGTATTGTTGGAGCGGGAACTAACTCAGTTGAGGAAACCACCGCCCCTCCGGCCCCACCTTCAAACCATACACCAGCATCACCAGCGACAGCAAATAATGCTCCAACTCAACCACCAGAATCTACTTCTTCAGGGGCTGGAATCGCTATACCCGGCGCTCCGTCTTCCTTTTCACCAGAGGCCCTGACCGGTGGAGGTTCTAGTGGAGGAACAACATCCTATGTGGTCGCCGGAATGAGATATTATACAGATGGCACCCCACCCACACCGGAGAATTAATAATGGCAAGATTTTTTGGAAAGAACGAAATGCCCGTAACCCGAAATTTAATTTCGGAGAGGATAAAGTTTTATTTATCTGCTTATAACAAATCACTCGATGGTCTCGATCAAAAGCCCATTGTTGATTTTAATTTCGCTGAAAATGTATATTATGGCCGAGTAGACCAACGCCTAGATACGATGATGGTTGACCCTCAATTTGTTATTCCAATTAGTACAACCAATAATTATGCTTCGTCGCCTCAACTAGTAGATTTTGTTGCTGATATGTATTCCGACATGGTTGAAAACTTTACGAATGCCTGTAGGCTTCAAACTATTAATGTCAAAGATCCCTTTTTAGCAAAATTAAATGCTTATAAGTGGTATCAAGATCCAGAGAAAGATTATAGAAATTATATGAGTTATATAATGAATAATTATATTAACAATTACATAATTGGACAAAAGAGAACAAAAGAAATAATGAATGTAAGTGATTTTATTAATCATTTAACTGATTATTCACAACAACTCGGTCCTTATAGCCCCTTTACCTTTACCGGCTTTCAATTAAGTCAACAAAGTTCTATTTTTAATACAGGTCTCGCTGTATCGATAAGTGATATCGACATGGATCTTGATGAGTCTAAAGATAATTTCTTTATTCAAAATGAAGCCTTTCAATATTACTTAAATCTGGCTAAGAACATTGGATTCTCAGTTTCAAAGAATGCGCCATGGCTTTTAGTTGCGGACTTAGCATCACCAGCCATCCTCCCATACCTTGCCAAATATAATCTTTTTAGCGTTAAAGATGTTTTTAATTTTAGGTTCTCCCCAACTCATAATAGCGATATTGATAAGTTATTACAAACTATTGTAACTTACTATCGTATTTTTGTCAATAAAAAACCTTATGAAAAGATTATTAAATCATGTAGAACTAAAACATCAGCAGAGATTAAATATAGAGAATCTATTAATAATAATACAATTAATAATATTAATACTAATGATATATTAAGAGTATATTGTATATTAAGAAATATAGAAGAAAGAAACATTTTAAATCCCACTGACCTTAACAAACTAATAAGAGACTCCATTAACTATCAGAGAGTTATTTCACTTGGTGAAATAGCAACCTTTATTAATGAAGCGTTTGTTCAGCTTCGTCCTCTTCAAGATGGAGGGGCCATTTCAACCATTGAGAAACAAAAAATAAAAAAAGATTTGACAAATAGACCAAAGGATGATACATTAAGATAGAAGCAATTGGAGCATTAATGACATTTCAAACATTGGATGACAAAAGAGACTGTAAAGGAGTTTTTTATAATGGGCAATTCTTTTTTGATAAATTGCCTCGTAATTTAGATAGAACATGGTCATGGTCAGAACATTTGGAGGGATATGATGTTGAATTTGCGAACTTATGGTGTGCTAACCAAGATATTAGAAAGGTTTGTCCTCCTCATCTTCTTGATCGTTATCTTTTTAGGGAGCAACGCCTTCAAGCGCATGTTAAAGCAATTCTTGGGGCGAAGATCAACTTGGATGACAATTGTATTTTTGAGCTTGTTCCTCGGCATATTCTTAGGCACTTTTATCAGGTGAAGAATGAAATCACCGATTGGGTGATTGAAAACAAGCCAAAACCAAAGAATTATTCCTTTCTTGTTGAGACGCAAGAAACGATAAATGATATAAAACAACATGAACTACAAATCGATTGGGATAATCACAATCTTTTGTTCCTTCAAGACCCAAAGGCTAAAGCACTCTACCAACGCTTCGCAAAGGTGAAAAGTTTCATCAATTACAACATTTTTGGTACAATAACGGGTCGTTTGACAACCTTTCCTGAGTCTTTTCCTATTATGAATCTAAAAACAGAGCATCGAGACATTATTAAGCCAACAAATGATTGGTTTATTGAGTTTGATTTTAATGCTGCTGAGATTAGAACTCTTTTTTCTCTTGCTGGGATGGATCAACCCCAAGAAGACATTCATGAATTTAATATTCAACAGGTATTCTCTCAGAAACTGAATAGAGATAATGCTAAGCGTCGGTTCTTTGCGTGGTTATATAATCCCAATTCACAGGACGAGGAATTAGAAACCTATTATAATCGAACAAAGATACTTGACAAATATTATAGAGAGGGTTATATTAATACACCGTTTGGAAGAAAAATAGAAAGTGATGACTTTCACGCTCTAAATTATCTTCTTCAAAGCACTTCATCGGATAATTGTATGGATAGAATAAATAAAATACGAAAGCTCTTAAGTGGAAGAGACTCTCATGTTGCTTTTATGTTACATGATTGCGTCGTCATTGACTTTAGTGAAAAAGATGCTCATCTAGTCTCTAGGATGAAGGAAATATTTGGTGATACTCGCCTCGGCAAGTTTAAAATTAATACAAAAGCGGGAAAAACTTATGGTTCCTTGGAGAATTTATCATGGTAGTTATTGGATTAGGACAAGCGGGATGTAACATCGCCGAACTATTTAAAGTAGACAAGAATTATAAAGTTTTCACCTATGATGGGGGCGATAATGTACCTGTTCAATCTTCATCCGAACGATACGAAGAAAAATTTACAAAGCAAAAAGAATTATCAAGAATTAAAAACAAAACTATCTGGTTTTTTGTTTGTGGTTCAGGAAAAATTGCTGGAGCTACTCTACGACTTCTTGAACAAGTCAAGAACAACAGAATAAATGTTGTTTATGTTATTCCAGATCTCACTATCTTGTCCGATGTAGCTATAAAGCGAAATAAAATTAGCTTTAATGTTCTTCAGCAATTCGCAAGATCAGGATTAATAGAATCGGTTTATCTAGTTTCTAATCAAATGATGATGGAAATTGTAGGTGAAGCGCCTTTAACTGAATATTATAATAAAATGAATGAGCTTTTATTTAATTGTATTCATTCTCTTAATATCTTTAACAACACTACACCAGTTTTTGGAAGCATGCATGAACCTAAAGAAATATCTCGAATTAGAACCTTTGTATTTCGTGAGGTAAAGAAAAAAGAAAAAAAGTTATTCTTTCCACTTGACAACCCTACAGAGACATGTTATATTTATAGTATAAATGAGAGCGAATTAAATAATAATTCTTCCCTTATTTCAGAGATAAAATCAACATTAGATGATAATGTTATTTCTTCTTTTTCAATTTATCAATCTTCCCATGAGTATTCATACGCTTATGGGATTTACTACACCCATTACATACAATCCTTGGAGGGAAAATGAAAAATTATGTAGTCTACACTGGAACATTTGTTAAGCAAAGCGGACATGAACGAACTATGCGTTTTATTCGTGTAACCGATGTACCAGACTCAGCATTCCGTACCGGAGCCGCTGGTCGAACCATGGCACGAAATCTTCGTGAAGGTTATGAAATTGTCTATGACATTGAGCGTCGTGGATTTAGAGCATTTAATTGGAATTCAACAGTTGGTACAGTAACCTCTGAAGAGACAAATTTCCAGTTTTAATGAAATAAGAGTTTCTGAGGGTTCTCAAAAAAACCCTCTCTTTTTACTTGACAACATGCGGAGAACATGTTATATTATATGTAGAAAAGAACAAAATTTGGTTCTTTTATTTTAGGGTAGATCCCCTCAATGATTAACAAACAAAAGGAGAAAATCATGGCTATAGATCTGGAAGCAATGCGAGCAAAACTCGAACAATCAAAAAACGGATATAAAAAGAAAGGAGACAGCACGAAATGGAGACCTGAACAAGGCGACCAAACAATACGAATTTTACCAACAGCGGATGGAGACCCGTTCAAAGAATATTTCTTTCACTATAATGTTGGAAAGAACCCCGGACTATTATGTCCAAAGAAGAATCATGGAGAAAATTGTCCAATCTGCGACTACGCTTCTAAGCTTTGGCGAGAAGGTGTAGATAATAATGATGATGTGGCCAAACGAGAAGCTAAGAATCTCTTTGCGCGAAATCGGTATTACTCACCAATCTTGGTCCGAGGAATGGAAAGTGAAGGAGTAAAGGTATGGGCTTACGGTAAGACCGCTTACCAAATGCTTCTTGGATATGTTCTCGATCCAGATTATGGTGACATCACAGATCCAGAAACAGGCACAGATATTGTCTTGAATTATGACATTCCCGGTACTCCGGGCTCATTTCCAAAGACAACTTTAAAGCCTCGTCGTCGTCCGTCAGTTCTTTGTGATGATGCGGTTGCTGATTGTGCCACACTTCTTGAATCTATTCCTGAAATTGAAGCACTATTTGAACGAAAAACTGGCATCGAATTACAGACTATCTTAGATGCTTATCATGAAGGTGAACCACCTGCTCAAGCTTCAACAGATACAACTGCTGGGGTGGAAAAATATGCTTCAGTAGGTGATGATGTCTTAGGCGCTATGAATAGACTTAAAGCTTAAAGTTTGCTCCCCACGGGCGGAGGGATAAATCCGCCCACTATGTCAGCAAAATACATACCTCCTCGCGGTGCTGATGGTAACACTTATGTGGCTAAATGTAACTATTACTTGGATCATAGCGATTCGAAACTAACTATAGGAAAATAACATGTTAAATGAAAAAATGGGCTCGTTTGTGCCGAAAACAGACTTAAACAATCTTTATGGATTAGTAATCCCATCAGCGGGACACAGTTTCTTTGATGCTTTAATGGATTTGCTGGATAATTGCTTTGATGCTTTAGCAACAGATATGAAAATAGAAACAATGTTAGATAATGACGGAAAACTTGTTGGATGGTGTATAGCAGATAATGGGACCGGAATGGATTTGGGAACATTACAAAAAGCTTTGACTTATTCGGCTGGCTCAATTCATAAGCCCGGAGATCTAGGAAAGTTTTCTATCGGTGGTACGACAGCATGCGGTACTATTGGTGAATATCGCACAGTTTTTACAAAAACTGAAACCGGTAGTCTGTTAGTTGGAGAACAAGATTATACAGATGTGACAAACAAAACTAAAATACGGCTTGCTACCGAAGACGAAATATCTTGGTTCAAAACGGAAGTCGGTGAAACAGGAACAATCATACTGATTACGAATTTGAGACGACAGAAGCAGTCTTTTAGTAGGGTTGGCGATTATGTTAACAGAATAATAAAAGAAGTTGCAAAAGTTTTTTATTGTCGATTAGATAAGGATCACAAAATTGTGGTAAAGAATGGCTTAAAACAGAGAAATATTAACCCAGTTGATCCACTTTATTCAACAACAGAGCCCGAGAAAGTGAAAGGTTCTATAATGACAAGCATTATTCAATATCAAGGACACGACATATCTATCAGAATGGTTGAAATTGATGCCGATACTACTAGTCATCAAGAAAGAGCCTATGATCTTTCTGGTCTTTATTTGTGCCGCAATGATAGATTAATTGGCCCTGCTATCTCCATAAAGGGTGTATGGAACAGATCTACTAGAACAAACTTGGGTCGTGTTGAAATCAGTTTTACTGAAGCCCTTGATGAAGCATTTGGTGTCACAAACATCAAAAACAAGGTGGACCCTGAACAATCATTGGTTGATAAATTGTCCGAGGTTATTAAGCCATTTTACAAATATCTTAACGAATCACACAATGCACCAAAGAAAACTATGGAGAATTTAGAAGAGGTTGAAAGTAAGTTCAATTCTACAATTTATTCTAAATTGTCTGACTTGCTACCAATATCATCAACTGGGAAAGCAAGAAAGCCAAAGAGAAAGACTGGTACCAATCCAAAAGGTGCTGGAAAAGGTTCTCCAAGAGCTGCAAAGCCTCGTGCTTTACCAAAATATCGCCATGTGAGTATGCCAAGAGTTTTGGATCCTTGGTGGACGGAATATAATCGCTCCGGCGATTCAATTGAGTTAGAAGTGGTGATAAATCAAGGAAACAAATTTATCGAAGACTATTATGTAAATGGCACGGAGCGCGAACAGAAAATGATTCTAATATTGGCTTTATCTGAGTGCTTAACAAGAGGTGACTTCGATGATGACAGATTGGATTCCATTGATGCTTTTGTAGTCAACAAGGCCAAAAGAGTTGGCGAAGTTTACAAAAGATATTCAAAATGACTAATTCCCTCGGGCGGAGGGATAAATCCGCCCACCTTTACTTAACAGGAGAAAAAATGAGTAATACTAATATAGACTTAGATAGAACAACCCCACGGAAGAGTTATACTGTGGGAGACTGGGAATATGACACCTTTGAGGAGTATGTTGAAGCCATTGACGAAGAGACCTTTTACGAAGACAGGTGTCCCGAATACCTAATAGAGGAACACCAAGAAGTAGTAGATCACTATGTTGATTTCAAGCGAGGATATGAAGAAACACTTTATGTTTTTTCGGAAGACTACGCAGCAACAGGCCGACCAAAGCCAGCTAAAAAAGACCGAAAGTATTATGGTGTTAGTATAACCGAATACAACCATGGAGAAACTAGCGACTGGGAAGGCTTTTCTACATACGAACTGAAATCTCGTCGTATAACAGTTAAAGAATGGACCCAAGTATAATCAACAAACGGAGGCCCACATGGGTAAAGTAGTGAAAATGAAAGAAGCAAAACAAACAAAAGCCGGAAAGTTATCGACAGGCGATATGAGAAAAATGATCAACAAGACAGCCGGTATGAATGTTGCCCATAACCTCAAAGAAGATAACCCAACAGCAGTTACAGATTGGATTCCAACGGGATCAAGATGGCTTGATTCAATCATCTGTAAAGGCAAGATGGCGGGTATTCCCGTCGGAAAGGTGACCGAGATTGCTGGACTATCAGCATCTGGAAAATCCTTTATGGCAACTCAGATAGCAGCAAATGCCCAGAAGATGGGCATGACTGTTGTATATTTTGATGCCGAGTCCTCAATTGATCCCTCGTTCCTTGAGCGTTCTGGAATCAATTTAAAGGACTTGCTTTATGTCCAAGCAGTATCAGTTGAGAAGACTCTAGAACAAATAGAGTCTCTCTTGGCTAACTTCCCAGAAAATCAATTTCTGTTTATTTGGGATAGTATTGCTGCGACAGCCGCAGAGAAAGATATTGAAGGAGACTTTAACCCACAGTCTTCAATGGCTGTAAAGCCCCGTATCTTTGCTAAGGCATTCCCCAAGTTGACCATTCCAATTGCTAATACAAAATCAGCAGTTGTTTTGATCAACCAACTCAAGACAAATATTACAAACAACATGGCCGAAGCAATGACTACTCCCTTCATTGCTCCCGGTGGTAAAGCAATAGAATATTTTTGTTCTTTGAGAATCTGGTTAACTCGCCGAAAGGCCAAGGCGTCCTATGTTGAAAACGACAAAGGTTTTCGTGTTGGCTCGGAGACCAAAGCAAAGATTGAGAAGTCTCGCTTTGGAACCTACGGTAGAACTTGTACCTTTAAAATCCTATGGGGAGACGATGTAGGAATCCAAGATGAGGAATCTTGGTTTGAGGCAATAAAGTTATCTGGAACGGATCGTATGAAGAGATCTGGAGCTTGGTATACTATTTGCGATGAGAAAGGCAAAGAGTATAAATTCCAAGCAGCTAAGTGGATAGAACAGCTTCAAGATCCGAAGTTTAGAAAGATTGTGTATGACATTATGGACAAAGAGATTATCGATAAATATGAAGACGATGGGTCTGATATAGACATTGATCTTCCCTCTGAACCATAATTTACTCCTTGCCGCCACCTTCGGGTGGCGGTTTTGTATACTATTTAATCAAAGGAGAAATCATGGCAAGAACATTATGGCCGCTTGGATCAGTTGTTTGTTTTAAAGAATATCCAGATTTTGAGTACACTCTTACAGATCGTGTTACCATTGGACACAAAAAGATAATTGCTTTGTGGAATAAAGAGAAGTTTTCAATACACTGGGCCTTTTTAGAAGAATTAGAATTAGTTAAACTTCCCCCAAAAAAGACAAAACCTGTTTGAAAACCTATTTAATAGTACCAAAAAAGGAGAATATTATGGAAAGCCCCATTTTAGAACAATACGAACAATTAAAAACTTTACTTGGTTCTATCGAAGAAAATATTAGAAAGAATGTTGCTGGTAATAAATCTGCTGGTGTTCGAACCCGCAAAGCCTTAAGACAATTAAAGAAAGATATTTCTTCACTAGTAAAAGAGACGATAGAAGCAGAAAAATAATTTCTATAATCTATTTTTAAGTTTTTTTTATTAAACCCTTGACAAATGTCAGGGGTTTTGTTATATTATAAACATAATTCATATAGATGGAAGAATTATTACTTGAGCCCGAAACCCTGTTCAACATTAAACATGTTATGGTTTACTTGGTATGCTTGTATAGTCTTACAGCCGTCGCTTGGATTGTTTTTATTGACTGGTCCTGCAAAGATAAGGACGAAGAACTACGGAGACATAATGAAAGAAAATAAAACTTGACAACACTCCTCATCGTGTTATATTATATGTATAAAAAGGAGATAGAATGAAAGAAGTAATTTTAATTGACGGCTTAAATATGTTCCTCCGGAGCTATGTGGTAGTCCCCGCACTTGACCCCAAGGGCCGACCCATCGGCGGATGCATGGGGTTTCTCAAGTCTCTCCAAAAGATGGTCCGCACCTTCCAGCCAGACGAAGTTGTTATCTGTTGGGACGGCCAAGGCGGAAGCCAACGACGGAGAGCACAAAATAAAGATTATAAACAAGGCAGAGCCCCGCTCCGATTCAACCGACGAATGTACGAGTTATCACCAGAGGCACAAGCCGAGAACAAAGCATATCAATATTATAGGCTCTTGGAGTATCTCAACGAGATGCCAGTCATCCAAGTTGTAATTGATAACACAGAAGCCGACGATTTAGTGGCACTGCTTTGTAGGTCAAAACATTACGAAGGATGGAAGAAAACCATTATTTCAAGCGATAAGGACTTCTACCAACTGGCAGACGACGAAACCTCAATCTATCGCCCTATTCAAGATAAAATGGTCACAACAGAGACACTTGTGGAAGAGTTCGGGATACACCCCAACAACTTTGCTCTTGCCCGAGCGATTGCCGGAGACCCTTCCGATAATATTAAAGGCATTGGTCGAGTCGGTCTTGGAACAATAAAGAAGCGATTAGAATTTATGAGAGAACCCGAAGACCAAACCGTTCAATCGTTAGTAGAACATTGTCAAAAAGTTGAAAAGAAATTGTCTTGTCATAATAAGATTATTGATAAGCGAGATGTAATTCATCAGAACTATTTAATCATGCAATTATATTCTCCAAAGATATCTCCGATTAATAGAGAAAAGCTACTATATAATGTCCAACACCACGAGCCCGAAGTAAATATCAGCACAATAAAAATGATGATGATAACCGATGGCTTCGGTGCTTACAGATTTGATGATCTTTTTGGGTCGTTTCGTCGTCTTTGCTCATACTTATAATAAACTGGGAGGTTTACCATGAACACTTACTTTTACGCAATTATTTCTGCTTGTACAACAATGACTCCATCCTTTGAAGATACCGGTGTTCACGACTATAGTTGGGAATGGTCATGTACTGAAGTCCCATTACAAACAACCTCCATCAATGTGAAAGCAGTGGTAACTTATCCACGAGTTTTTTCAACAGAGATGACCTTATTTGACAAACACGATTTGCGGATTATTGATATACCTCTCAATCAGGTGACTGAAGTAGATTGGGAGAACAGTGCTCAAATAAATGGTTTTAAATGTGACCCAGACGCCAAGACCAAACTTACCTTTGAGGTGGTGGATGAGTAAAGCTTTCTTCTATGGGCTTTTCTTTTTTATAATCGGACACACACTAGCTTGGTATGGATCGAATCTTCAATTCATATCTGAATGGTGGAAACAACGGTCCTTGCTAATCTGTTGTATGATTGCTATCCCAACATCATTAATGTGGTATTTTGGTACCCGATTTCTCATGGAATGGTCTCCGCAATTATGGACAATGCGCTTTATTGGGTTCTCTGTTTCTTATCTAACTTTCCCTTTATTAACTTGGTATTATCTCGGCGAATCCCCGTTCACACTGAAAACCATACTTTGCTCACTATTGGCATTTACAATAGTTATGATTCAAATTGGAATGAAATAGTAAATCATTATTCAGTAACCTCGTACAGAGTTAGATGAAAAGCATACAAATAAAAAAACAACTAAAAACCCTATTAAAAACGGCTTTTTCAACAAATAACACTATAACAATAAAAATAATAACTTGACATACTTTTCCTATTATGTTATTATAATTATAATACATCGGAGTAATAATGCAACAACAAACAGACAACTTTGCTAAGTTTGGTAAGAGTTTCCAAGATTCACTTTGCCAGCTTATGCTAGAGGACAGACCATTCTGCGACCAAATCACAGAGGTTTTAACAATTGATTTCTTAGAGACAAAATATCTTCAGGTATTTGTCAAGACCATAATGGATTACCGCAGCAGGTATAATGTCCATCCCACCTATAAAATCCTCGCAACAATATTTAAATCAGGTATCACTGAATATGATGATGCAGTACAAAAGCAAGTAAGAGATTATTATGCTCGTGTGATTGCCTCTGATAAAGTAAATGATGCTGATTATATCAAAGAGACAGCCATTGATTTCTGTCGTAAGCAAGTTCTTAAGCAAGCCATGATGAAATCTGTTGGACTTCTAAAGTCTTCATCATTTGATGAGATTTCACAAGTAATCAACAATGCTCTTAAGCTTGGCTCCGACAATAACTTCGGACACGATTACCTTGCCGACTTCGAGAGACGCTTTGAATTAAAAATAAGAAACCCTGTCTCAACTGGATGGGAAAGAATGGATGACCTTTGTAAAGGCGGACTAGGCAAATCAGAAATGGGTGTTGTAATCGCTCCCACGGGTGCTGGTAAGTCAATGGTATTGGTTCACTTAGGAACTCAAGCCCTTAAGTTAGGAAAGACAGTTGTCCATTACACATTAGAGTTAGCTGATACAACAGTCGGTTCTCGTTATGATTCTTGCTTAACTGGAATTCCATTAAATGATCTGATGACAAACAAGGCAGAAATTTACGACCAGATTCAAGATATTGAGGGCGCCTTGATTGTAAAAGAATACCCAACAAAGTCAGCCACTACTCAAACTATCAAGAATCACCTTGAACGATTGAAGAAAAGAGGTATTCACCCTGATATGATTATCGTTGATTATGCGGATTTATTACGACCAATTAAGGCAAAAAATGAGAAAAGACACGAGTTGGAAACTATTTATGAAGACCTTCGCGGTATCTCTCAAATTATGGAATGTCCTGTTTGGACAGCATCCCAGACGAACCGATCAGGTCTCAATGCCGAAGTCATAACGATGGAAGCAATTTCAGAAGCATTTAACAAATGTTTTGTGGCGGACTTTATTTTTACAGTATCTCGAACAATTGAAGACAAGCAGGCTAATATGGGTCGCATCTTTCTTGCGAAGAACCGAAATGGACCCGATGGATTAGTGTTGCCGCTCTTCATGGATACATCAAATGTCTGTATAAAAATATTAGAAGACCAAGATGAGTTGCATGAACAACGGGCGAACCCCGTCGCGAATGCCAAAGAACACATCAAGAATAAATATTCACATTTAATGAACAAATAGGAGTTATACATGTTTAGTATTAGTGAGGTTAATGTCCGTAGATTCGGACTATCAGATACCTTTGTAAATCGTTATAAAGATTTAGATGTCCCGTGGGGACCAGTAGGATATATTACCTACAAACGAACCTATGCTCGACGGTTGAATGAATTCACAGAAGGAGCAGAAGGTACCGAAGAGTGGTATCAAACTTGTCGTCGTGTGATTGAAGGAATGTTTGACATTCAGAAAAGACATGTCCATGCTCTCGGCTTAGAATGGAATGACCAGAAAGCACAGAGAACAGCCAAAGAAGCATATGATAGACTCTTCAATCTTAAGTGGACCCCTCCGGGTCGTGGGCTATGGATGATGGGCACAAAGTTCATATACGAGCGAACAGGAGCAGGTCTATTCAATTGTGCTTTCCGCTCAACAAGAGAACTATCAGCAAAGGGTGGATATCTTTTTGCTTGGATGATGGACGCTCTTATGGTTGGAATTGGCGTTGGCTTTGATACACTCGGAGCAGGAACAGTTACCATTAAAGAAGCACAGTATTCAAATGAAACATACATAGTTCCCGACTCTCGTGAAGGATGGGTGAACTCTGTCAGAATTCTTCTCGACGGATTTTTTCTCGGGAAAAAAATTCCCAACTTTGATTACTCTCTCATAAGACCTCCCGGCTCTCTCATCAAGGGTTTCGGGGGTACAGCGTCAGGACACGGACCTTTGGAGGAATTACACAATGATCTTAAAGAACTTTATACAGCGAAAGCTGGAGAAGCCATCACATCAGTGGACATTGTTGATACTGAAAATCTTATTGGCCGTTGTGTTGTCGCAGGGAATGTTCGTCGTTCTGCTGCCCTTGCTCTTGGTCAGTTTGATGATAAAGATTATCTCACGATGAAGAATGATGAAAAGAAACTCTATCACCATCGCTGGGGTTCAAACAATTCTTTCGAAGCAAAGGTTGGAATGGACTACACTTGGCACGCAGAGCAGTCTCAAACCAACGGAGAGCCCGGCTATATCTGGCTGGAAAACGCTCGCACGAGGGGGCGAATGAAGGACGGCTATCGCGATGACGATCTTAAGGTCATGGGCTTCAACCCGTGCGTTGAGCAACAATTAGAAGACGGAGAGTTATGCTGCCTTGTCGAAACCTTCCCCGCAAAGCACGATTCATATGAGGACTATCTGAAAACCCTCAAGATCGCCTATCTTTACGGAAAGACTGTCACATTAGCTAACACTCACTGGCCCGAGACCAATGCGCTCATGCTTAAGAACCGCCGAATCGGATTGTCCCAATCCGGAGTTGTTCAAGCTTTCAATAAGTTTGGTCGTCGTGTAATGTATCAATGGTGCGACAATGCTTATGAGCATGTGAAAGAGCTTGACGAGGAATACTCGGACTGGCTATGTATCCCGCGTTCCGTTCGGACCACATCAATCAAGCCATCCGGCACCGTGTCTCTTCTTAACGGATCGACACCGGGAATCCATTTCCCCGAGGACGAGTATTATATTCGTCGGATTCGTTTCTCAAAAGATTCGCAATTGATTGTATCGTTGCGCGAAGCAGGTTATAAAATTGAAGAGGATTCATATTCGCCGAATACACTCTGTGTGGAATTCCCCGTTCATGAACCATTCTTTCAGAAAGGAAAAAAAGATGTATCTATGTGGGAGCAACTTGAGATTGCGGCACAATACCAGCATTACTGGGCCGATAACTCGGTTTCCATTACGGTTACCTTTCAGCCCAGCGAAGCACATCAAATCAAGGATGCTTTGGAGATGTATGAGACAAGACTTAAAGCAGTTTCATTCCTTCGTTATCAGGAAACAGGATATGTTCAAGCTCCATACGAGCCCATAACAAAAGAAGAGTATGAAGAAATGATAAAGGACCTCATCCCAATTCAGCGCATTGATACAAACGAAGCAGGACAGGTACCAAAGTTTTGTTCTAATGATTCTTGTGAAATTTGACAAGACATCGAAAGCATGTTATAATATAAAAACCCTTGGAGAAGAAATGAATTTTATACCAGAAAATAGACACCTATTAGTTATACCAGAAGAAGAAGCACCCACCGTTGGCGAACTCAACCTTATAATGCCTGCTGAGTTTAAGCCTCCTCAATCAATGTATGTTGTTTGCACCGTTAAAGCAATTGCCTCAGACTCAAAGTTTGGACCTTTTGTTGAAAATAAGAAGATTGTTGTGGAACGAAGGATGCTTCATGAGATTGATTTTGGTAGCGAAACCATCTATTTAGTGTTAGAAAACTATGTTTTTGGGAGATTACAGTGAAATTAACAAAAAAGATATTAAAAGAAGCTATTAGCAAAACAATCCAAGAGAGCAGTATGCTCATCGCGAATCCAATTGATGACAAGATGATTGTCCAAGAAGGGAAGTATTTTTATTCACTTCGTCGTCTTGATGAAACAACGATAACCGGAATCCAAGGAAAGTATATGGACAACGGATTTATCGTTATCACTTCGGACAGAGACTGTCACGCAGAACTTGGTATTCCCTATGGTGAACCTTGTCCCGAGTATCCCGAACCCGGCAATGCCCAAGAACAAGAGGAAAAAAACATCGCCAATCGTCAAGAACTTAAAGATTTGGTTCGCTCTGCTGGCTTTGGTTATACACCTGTCTATGGTGGGTATCGTGAAGAGATTAAAAATGCCGAAGGGAAGGTTATCGGTCATGTAGACGCAGAAGACCCAGAACACTCTCTTCTTATCATGGCTCGCGGTGGCAACAAAGAGCTTGACCACACGGCCCTTAAAGATCTTGGAAAAGAACTTGCTGCCAAATTCAATCAAGACTCATTCTTCTTTAAGCCTCCCGGCGAAGAAGATAGTAATGCCTACTTCATCTCATCAAACGGCGAGGTAAAACAAACATTTTCAGATTTTGTATTTGGCGACCTTGACCAAGCATACTTTACACAATTAGCCCGAGGCAAGCAAGCACACCAACCACAGAAAAGATTTTCCGCTGTTTCCGAAGGTATTTATATTCCAAAGCCACCTCTTACAGGCATAGAAGCCCGTCGGAGAAGAGGCGAAATCTTTATCAGCTATAAGCGACAATTGGAGACTAAGTGAACCACGAAGATAAAAATATAATACACTACTTATACGGAGACGATATTGGATCGGTTAGTTTGGTAGAGTCATATGGTACAGACCTAACAATTGTTAACGCTGCTCGCGTCTCTTTCGGAGTAAAGAAAGATAATGTTGACAAGAGAGACAAAAAACTTATCAAATACCTTGCTGAACATCGCCATACATCAACCTTCGAACATTGCGGCGCAACTTTTCGTTTCGTTGTCCCGATGTTTGTTAGGTCTCAACATATGCGTCACCGTACATGGTCCTATAACGAAATCTCTCGTAGATACACGGACAAAGATTTACAATTTTATACCCCTAACTCTTTTCGAACCCAACACAAAACGAATCGCCAAGCATCAAATTTAGATGAGATAAATCCTGTAATACAGCCAGACCTTTCTGACTTCGGTGAGGGAATAAGGGCATCTCATTCCGTTCAAACACATGTTCAGCAAAGTTTAAAACTATTTAATAGACTAATGACTGAAGGAGTTTGTCGTGAGCAAGCGCGAATGGTTTTACCGCAAAATCTGTACACTGAATACTACGGTACCTGCTCTTTGTCTAATCTTCTTAAGTTTATCAGCCTCCGAACTCACGAAGGTGCGCAATGGGAAATACAAAAAGTCGCAGAAGCCTGTCTGGAAATTAGCAAGAGCTTGTGGCCGGAAGCTGTGGGAGCATTCGCCGGTGAAAGATGAGAAGATTGCCCCAATCTATAAGAAGGGAGATCTTGTTCACCTAGAGACATTCAATCTAATGTCCGTATTTGAAGAACCAGAGATGAAAATTGGAATTATAATAAGTGATCCTTACTACGATAACAATTATACATATAACGATTGGATCTGCTATGATGAACCCATCTATGATATCCAATTCCCCGATGAGAAACGAACAGGACTACCACAAAACTTTTTAACCAAGATAAAAACTAAAAAGGAGAAGTCATAGAACTTCAATTTACAGAGTTGGTCATTGGCCGCACAATCAAATCACTAATTTATGCTTATAAAAATGAACTCCCGATAATTCTTCACAATCCAGTGAGGCCATCGGGAGTTGAGCATATGTCTGAATCTTATAATTTTGACTACCTTCTCTTTGATAAAAATCCAACTGCTGGAGAGATCTGGGATCGCTTGGTTTTCGTCTTAGGAATGGCAGGATTGATGGTTGTACCTGACATCATTGAAACACTCCGACATGACGAAAAAAACAAAACCGTAACAATCGTCACATCACAAAGATTGCGATTTTTGGTTAAATACCAAGCACTTACAATTCTTGATCCAAGCGAGAGCGGCTACTGTTGGATCTATGATTGGTTTGATGTTCGCTCTGGTTCTACCGCATGTCCCGATGTTATCCGAGGGCTTGATGATACACCTCAGCGACTTGTATTTTATCCCTCAAAACGATCAGGGCCTCGTGCTGGATCAAAGGATCTCGTTGCCATTTCTTGTGTAAAAGAAGAGGACATTGATAGCTGGGACCACTCAATACCTGTGATGAAAATCCGATGCCTTAAGTTGATGAAAGCTCGGGGAATTAATGGCGGCGTTAAAGGATACAACAAAAAAGGAAAGCCACGATACGAACAGGTCAAAATTGAGCACGGATGGCGAGAGACCAAAAAAGATATTAAAAGTTTATATACATTAGAGGAACTATGCAAGATGAAGATAAAAGGAAATCGGCTGACGAACTTAACGACAAACCTTTTCTTAACCACAAAAACTTTCACCTCGCAGGAGTAATCCCAGTAGCAGGTCACAAAGTTGACTTCGGAATGGAGTGGGACGAATGCTTAACACCAGTCTCTCCCAACTACAGCCTAATCGAAAACGCCATCTATGAGTGTGCTTGGGCTGGCTGCGATACAATCTGGATTGTTGTCAATGACGACATGGCTCCCTTGCTTCGTTATCGCATTGGTGATAAAGTTCAGGACCCAATCTATGTCACAACCAAGTTTGCTAAATTTCCTAAGCATTATCAAAAACATATCCCAATCTTTTATGTTCCCATTCATCCAAAGGATAGAGACAAGAGAGATTGCCTTGCTTGGTCTGTTCTTCACGGAGCAGTTTCTTGTTTTAAGATCTCAGAGTTCCTAAGCAAGTGGGTAAAGCCAGACAAATTTTATGTTTCCTTTCCTTTCTCTGTTTTTTACTCTCCGGACCTCCGAGAATACAGACCCAAGATTAGGTCAAAAAACAACTTCTATGTGCTAAATTCTGGGAAGTCGGTTCAAGACAACCTCTATGCTTCCTTCACCTTCGGAAAGGAAGAATTCGTTAAATACAGGCGAATAATCAGGAAGAAAGGCACAGGAATGTTTGATCGCTCAAGTCCATTGGACGAAAGAGGTATGAATACGATAAAATTGCCAATCAACGAAAGATATTCTGCTCGTTATTTTGATTTGGGAGATGTTTTCACTGACCTAGACATTGGAGAAGAGAATTTTGTTGAGCCTAAATGGTATTACGATATTGGCACTTGGGAAGAGTATTGTACCTTCCTATCATCCGAGGAGAGCAAAAAAATAAAAAGGCCAAACCATCTTGTTATGAATTTTAGAGAATTTAATAAAATTGGAATTGACAATGAGGGTGAACCGTAGTATTTAGTATACATGATCGTACACAAACTAGAACACAAAAGATTGATGAATGAGCTTAACTATAAATATAGTGAAATTAAGCTCATTACCGAGACTCTACCAGAATTATATGGTGAATTTGAAGATTACTATAAGAATTTTCTAGAAGAGAAAGGTCTTTCAAAAGAGGAGTTGGAAAAGTCTGATTCACCTGAATTTGCCAAGTTCAAAGAGGAAATGAAACCCCAAGCACCAGAAACTGATGAAACTGGTATTACCATTGTTGAAGAAAAGACCGATGAGTATAAGCTGGGTAAAAAAGCTTTTACTAAGCTTTATCGAGAAATTGTAAAAAAAGCACACCCCGATAAGATCATGACAGAAGATCCCTTTTATCGCAATGAATTGACTATTCTATTTAAAGGCGCTACCTATGCTATGGACAAGGGCAAGTGGTCAAAACTTCTTAAAATAGCGGAAGATTTAGGCGTAAAACCGCCAAATTATAAAGAGATCAATCGCTTTCTGAAGAAAGAGGTAAAAGAACTAGATAATCAAGTTAAGCTCCATAAAAGGAAATTTTGTTGGAGACTCTACGAAGCAGAAGAGAAAAATGAAAAGGATAAGGTCATACAAAACTTTATTCATCAATTATTTGGGAGAAAGGTATGAGCATCATAAACACAATTTCTATAAATGATAATTATCATTTATTTGAAGACATGTCCGAAGAGGAAGATATTTATCTTGAGATAGATGATATTAGCGACTGTACTTTTGAAATTTGGACTCACCCAGACGGAACTCACAGCAGGGCCGTTATAAAGATATCCCGAGAAGACTTTGAGGAAATGATTGATGCCTATCAATCCGAAAACTGTTAAGATTGGCTCACTTGTCCGCGTTCAAGAAGGTTCTTACTTTTCATGGGAGCACCAACAATACATTAAAGTCTCATTCACCTCTATTGGAGTCGTCTTGGCTATTTTTCACTATAATGAGAACAGTTATCCCTTTACAATCTTAGGCTATGAGTTTTTAGCCGAGGTCTTTATTGATGGCCATCGTTTTATTGATGTCCCCAATTTTAAATTATATGATGTTGGCGATGAAAACATATAAATACAATCATCGTTCACGCATAGAAGAGTTCGAGGCTCTTTATAATAATTTTGAATATTTGTTTGATGCTTCCTTTTATGGATTTGAAATCGGTCCCGGCTGGTTTGAAATAATAGCTGATTTCGTTGTTAAGGCCGACAGGCATGTATCTGCTCATCCCGATAAATTCACAGATTTTCGTATTTTTCAAGTTAAAGAAAAGTTCGGTGGTCTTAGAATTTATGTCCACGATCAGGACCACTATCTAAATTCTGTCATTGCCCAAGCCGAGAGAGATGCTTATCTTGCTTGTACGGTATGTGGAAATCATGTTTATACGACACTTGGCTTCGGTGCTCAGATGTGCGAAGAACATTTTAATATGTTTTAAAAAACTTACATAAAAGAAATCGTATAATCTTTACATAAGGCATTTATTATGTAAAAGAACTTGACAAAACTTATCAATATGTTATATTATATGTATAATTCAAAAGGAGTAATTATGTTAGAACAAGTCCTTTCAAAAGTTCTAGACCTTCCTCACATTAGCAATGCGAAGGGTGCCCATGAATCAGCGGTTGAATCAATTCTTGAACAAGCAGGGCTTGACCTTGCGACAATTGAACAGTTAGGAATAAGCAAAAAAGCTATACGAACCGCGTCGGTTTCTCAAACAGTTAAGCCAAACATTTTTGTACCCCAACCTTGTGGTTCTCAAAGCTTTCCGGACTTTATTGTTTCTGATTCATCTGGTAAAATTTTCTACATCGAATGTAAAAGCTCTAAAGATGACAAAATTGTCTGGAATTCTGGATTTCCAAAGAAAGAAGCCATTTATATTGTTTCATCTGGAAAACAAAACATACAATCTGTAGTATTGGGTGAAGACATCTGGGATGAAGAAGAGGAGAGACTAGCTTTTGAAGCATTTAGTGAAATGAAAAAGATACAAGAGCAGTATTATGCTAAATTAAAGAGCATTGGCTCTAAGTTGCGCCCTTATTGTCGAGAAATGTATAATGATAGCAACAAGATTGCTGGTCATGAAGACAGAGAACAAAGAATACAGAGAGTATATGATTCTATTAGGGGAGATGTTAATGGCCAATCTATTAAAGATATCCGCAGAGTATTATAATCAAACTACTCTGGAGCATCGCAAAAAACACGGACAGTATTTTACTTCATCTGACATTAAAGATGAAGCACTATCATTGATTTCGTTTAATGATGATGATCTTGTTCTTGAAAACTCATGCGGCACAGGTGAATTTATTGATTCAGCGCTAAAACTGAATCCCAAAATAAACATGGTAGCTTACGACATAGATCAAAACCTAATCAACCTTGTGAATTCAAATTTTAATGTTACCTCTGAATGTAAAGATTATCTATTGCTAGACCATAATGCGCAATTTGATAAAATCATTGGCAACCCTCCTTACTTTCAAATGACAATAGCCGAGGCTACTAAGAAAGGATATAAAAAATATTTAGATGTATGCTTGGGAAAACCTAACATTTACGCCATGTTCATTAAGGCGTCCATTGACTCGCTCAAGCCTGAAGGCGAGCTTGTATATGTCGTGCCCACTTCCATGAACAATGGAAACGATTTTAGGAAGTTAAGAGAGTATATTGTTGAAAATACTAATATTGAAAACATGATTCTTTTTGATGAGAAACAATTTGACTCAGCACAACAAAATGTTATGATCTTTCATCTTAAAAAGCTCCGAAAGGGCGAAGTAAATAATGGCAAGTTCATTTTCATACAGTCTGGTATTTCTATTTTCTCCACTGAGGCATCCTTTTTAGAAGACTGTTTCAAGAACGGCAAGACACTAGAGGAATTAGGATTTGATGTTATGACTGGTAATGTTGTTTGGAATCAAAACAAACCATTGATGTCGAGAGATAACACCGATCTTGTATTAGTTTGGGCTTGTAATTTAGTAAACAACAAGGTGCTTCTTGGCGTTGATAAGTTAAATCAAGAACACATGTTGAACGAGGAATTAAAACCCAAGCACCAAAAGGGACAGTATGTTAAAAAAGAGGTAATTGATAAGGGCAAGACAATTGCCTTAAATTCAAAGCCTCTAACTAAAAAATGTATTATTGTTAATCGAGTAACGGGCGCCTCTGTTAATGCTAAGATCAGAGCAGCCATTGTTGATTTTAAGGGTAAAGAATTTTTTGTTGAAAACCATCTCAATTATATAACAACAACCGACAACTGTAATTTTACATTGGAAGACCTGTATGTTCAGTTGATAAAGCCCGAGGTTACAAATTTTATTAAGAAATTAACTGGGAATACTCAAATATCTAAAAAAGAATTATTGAAATTAATTCCCATTAAAATGCCAAAAGAATTTGACAAAACTTAGCAGTATGTTATATTATATACATAAAAGGAGGATTGATGGAACACTTGATGAACTGTCACGGGGAATGGGTAATCTTGCTCAATGCCCTTTATGCTTTGCCGGTTGTCGGCATTTGGTTACGATGTAAATTAGCACACAAACACACGGAGAACGAATAGTGGTTAAGAAAGACTTTTATTTAAATGGTGCCCATTGTGGCACCATGTATCATGGCGAGTGTCTTAAGCTATTATCAGACATCGGTGTTATTGAAAAACCAAATCCCAAAAAGACTGGAGAAACAAAAATGTTTCCCTTTTTTGAGAGGAACTCGGTTGAGGTAACAGTTACATCGCCACCATATAATCTTTGTAAAAGATACTCTGATTATAAATTATCAAAAACCAGCACATCAATGACTGAGAAGTATGAGAAATGGTATGATGATGATCTTCCTGAGTGGGAATACCAAGGTCAGCAACAAGCAGTTATGTTTCAGCTAATGAGGGTATCACGAAGCTCTGTGTTTTATAATCACAAGGTAAGGTTCGCATGGCACGGTAGAAATATTTATCGTACTCCCAACAATCTTCACCATCCAATGCATTGGCTTGACAAATTTCCAATTTGGTGTGAAATTATTTGGGATCGTTGCGGAATCGGTAACCCTTCCAATCGCTACCACACACAGGAAGAAAGGATTTATCAAATACAGAAACCCAGAAAGTGGAACAACAAAGAGCTTAAGCTCACAAACATCTGGCGGTTTCCTCCTTCAAGAAACGAAGGGCATGTATGTACTTTCCCTGAGAAGCTTGTTGAGAATTGTATTTTGCCTACAACCGATGAGGGAGACATCGTACTCGACCCATACATGGGCTCAGGCACAACCGCCATCGTTGCTCTGAAACACGGCAGAAGATTTATTGGCATTGAAAAGGATGAAGAATATTTCAACTTGTGCTGTATGAGGATACAGGAAACAATTAATTCTATTGAAAAAAGCTTGACAAACATAAACCAACATGATACATTATAGATAACAAAAGGAGAAAACATGGAAAGAATACCATTTGTAGGATTACATGCACACTGTGGGGTTGGTTCCCCATTTGATGGCTTCGGCTATCCAAAAGACCACATGAACTATGCTCATAGCAACGGAGCCAAAGCTCTTGCTCTCACAGACCACGGTAATATGAATGGATTAGTCTATCAGGTTATGCATGCGAAGAAGATGCAAGCCGAAGGTAAAGACTTCAAGCCAATCTTTGGTGTTGAGGCTTACTTCATTCCGTCTGTCGCTGAGTGGAAAGAGCAAATTGAAGTGTTCCGAAAAGATAAGAAGCTTGCCAAGCAGATTGATAAAGAGCAGTCAGGTACCACGATTGAGAACGAGGGTGCCTCCAAGGGCATCACGAAGCACGACATTAATAAGCGGAGACACTTGGTTCTTTTGGCTCAAAGCCAAACAGGTCTTAACAATATTTTTAAAATGGTCTCGAAGAGTTACACTGGAGACAACTTCTATCGCTATCCTCGTATTGACTTGGCTCTCCTTGAAGAGTATGGTGAAGGTGTTATCGCTGCTTCGGCTTGCCTTGGTGGTGTCTATGCTGGATGCTATTGGGAGAACCGAGACGAAGGCCCTGAAGCCGTACTCAATTGTATGCTGAAGGTTACAGAAGAGATGCAAGCTGTCCTTGGTGACCGTTGGTATGGCGAGCTTCAATGGAATAATATTCCAGAGCAACACGAATTAAATCAATACATAATTCAGGTTCACGAACGAACAGGGCTAAAACTGATCTCTACCTGTGATAGCCACTATCCTAGTCCGGAAGCTTGGCAATCTCGTGAACTATATAAAAGGCTTGGATGGCTTGGACGAAAGCCCGAGTGGGCCTCGATGGAGCTTCCTTTAACGGTTGATGAAGTTGGATATGAATTATATCCTAAAAACGGAAATCAAATGTGGGATTCATATAAGTTTTACTCGGAGGCATGTGGAGTAACTTATAATGACGACATCGTTTACCAATCAATCATCGAGACTGCTACGATTGCTTTTGACCGAATTGAATCTTTCTTACCCGATACTACTGTTCGGTTGCCTGATTTCGTCGTCCCTGCTGGCACTGACGATACATCTTATCTTGGGCAGCTAGCCTTTGAGGGATTGCTCTCGGTCTTAGGATCAAAGGGCATTAAACAAAACTCACCACAATTCAAGGATTATAACAACAGACTCAACTCAGAGCTTGATGTTATCAATGCTCAAGGCTTCGCTAAGTATTTCTTAACGATGAAAGCAATTGTGGATAAGACAAGCGAAGTTCAGCTTGCAGGTCCCGGTCGTGGTTCGGCTGCTGGTTCTCTTGTGGCTTATGCTCTTGAGATAACCCAAGTTGATCCCATTGAGTATGGTCTCCTTTTCTCTCGTTTCTTGAGAACAGACCAGACAGATATGCCTGACATTGATTATGATGTCTCTGACCCAATGGTTCTTAAAGAAAAGCTGATTGAGGATTGGGGTGATGATGTTGTTGTTCCTATCTCAAACTGGAACACGCTCCAGCTAAAGTCCCTTATCAAAGACATCTCTCGTCTGTATGAGATACCATTCTCTGAGGTGAATCCTGTCACATCAAAGATGATTTATGAAGCAACTCCATTAGCCAAAGCCCGTCATGGTATCAAGGCCGGAGTCTATACTCCAACTCTCAGCGAGGTTATGGAGTTCTCTGAATCTCTTCAGGGGTTCTTCCGTCAGTATCCAAAGATTGAGAAGCATTGCCGTGACCTAGCTGGTCAGGTGAAGTCTTGTTCTCGTCATGCCGGTGGTGTTGTGATTGGTGAGAAGCTCAGTCAATACATGCCGCTCATCGCATCCAAGGGTGTTCGACAAACTCCGTGGTCCGAAGGTCAGAATGTTCGTCAGCTTGAGCCTATGGGCTTCATCAAGTTTGATATCCTTGGGCTCTCAACTCTGCGAATGATTGAAGACTGCATTGAGAAAATACTTCGTCGTCACCACGGTGTCGCCAACCCGACCTTCAGAGACATAAGAAAATTTTATAATGAGAAACTTCATCCCGATGTACTTAACTTAGATGACCAAGCGGTTTATGAGAATATCTTTCACGATAAGAAGTGGATTGGTATCTTTCAGTTCACAGAGAACGGAGCACAAACATTTGCTAGTCAAGTAAAACCTCGTTCAATAATAGACATTTCTGCTATAACATCTATATACAGACCCGGACCTCTTTCAGCAGGGGTTGATCGGGAGTATGTGGAAGCACATAACAATCCAGAATCTGTTCGTTATTTAAATAACACAGTGCGTGAGGTTACACAAGAAACCCATGGCTTTTTGATCTTTCAAGAACAAATAGCTCTTCTTGCTCACAAGCTGGGTCGTAATCTAACACTAGATGAAGGAAACCTTCTAAGGAAGGTATTGACCAAGAAAGGAACAGGTAAAGGCCATGAAGTTAAAGAGAAGATATATCAAAAGTTTATTGATGGTTGCTCGGACAAGGGACTCCCAATTTCTCAAGCAGATAATTTATGGCAAACCTTTGAGTATTTCTCAGGTTATGGCTTTAATAAATCACATGCGGTAAGTTATTCAATAATTTCCTATCAATGCGCATGGCTTTGTAATTATTACAATGTAGAGTGGGTAGCATCCTTTTTGGATAAAGAACCCGAAACTCGTAAGGAGAAGGCCATAAATTTGGCCAAACAACACGGATATACCATACAGCCTCTGAATGTAAACAAGTCTCACCGATCTTGGGAGATTCTTGATGAACAAACATTGGTTGCTCCGCTTACAACTATCAAAGGCATGGGTGACAAAGCAATTGATCAGATACTTGCGCATCGTCCGTTCAACACAGTTGAAGAGTTTCTCTTTAATGAGAATATTGTTTACTCAAAGCTCAATAAGAAAGCTCTTGATGCTCTCTGTCGTGCTGGAGCGATGGCTGACCTGATTGATGATCGATTCACGGGAGACAAACACTTCTGGACCGCCACCTGTGTTGACCGGCCTCGCAAGTTGAAGAACCTTGCTGAGAACATTGAAAAGTATCGTCCCGAAGGAAACTTCTCTGATGATGAGCGTATTGATTTCTTGGCAAATCTCACGGGAATATTCCCAATGAACTTGGTTCTTGATGAAAATATACAAAGAAAGCTTGAGCAACATTGTGTTCCGCCAATCTCTGAGTTTGATCCCGAGCTTGGACTATGCTGGTGTATTGTCCGAGAAGTCACAAAGAAAAAAACAAAGAATGGAAAACTCTTCTATGTTGCGAATGTCATCGACAATAACTCAGTAGAGACAAAAGTTAGATGCTGGACCGTAAACCCAGATAGAGATATACTCTATGTGAATCGCCCTTACATGATCAAGCCTCAGTACAATGAAACATGGGGATTCTCAACACGAGGAGCCCTTAACCGTGCTTGGGTTTTATTAGGATAAAAACAACAGAATGGCCTTGACAAATGTTGAGGACATGTTATATTATTAATACAAAAAGGAGGTAGAGTATGAGAAACAATGTCAAAACAGGACATAAGAGTCAGCAATCATATGCCAATACAAGAACCACTGGTAAAGAGCAATACTATACCAATGAAGATGTGGTGGACATTTGCTTGGAAGAGGTACAGAAACATATAAACCTTGACGGTAAAACAATCTTAGAGCCATGCGGTGGCACTGGTGAATTTATAGAAGGACTCAGGAGATTAGGAATACCAGACAACAAGATAATCTCTTATGACATTGAACCAATGCACCCAATGGTAAAGAGAGGCAGCTATTTAGAACAAGATTTTTCTAAAATGGGAGACCTTGTTTCTATTACTAACCCACCATTTGGTCGGATGAGCAAACTGGCCAAGAAGTTCTTTGCCCATGCCACAACACACTCAGAGTATATTTGTTATTTGGTTCCACGCTCTTGGAGAAAGTGGACAACTCAGAACTCTCTCGATGCCAACTATCATCTAATTGCTGACATTGATATGCCTAAAAATTGTTTCTATTTACCAAACAATGAGACAACTAAGAAAGATGTTCTTAACACGGTCTTCCAAATCTGGCAAAGAAAAGACACAAAGAGAACAAAGATAGCAGTACCAGACAATGGATTAATAAAGAAGATTATACCTAAACTCACACAGCAAGAAGTACATAGAAAGATAAAGGAGACTCTTTATAGAAAAGTCAATGGACAATTTGAAGAAGTAAAGATGGATACATATAACCAAGTGGTTGTTAGAAGGCCGGATTATATAACAGGTGCGAATTTTCAAATAGTCCAATTCGGCCATTCATGTGGTGCCTGTAAAGACATCACAGAACATAGGGTCCAAGCTAAAACAACCACAATGTATCTTTATATTGATAGGGATGATGTCAAGGCAGCACTTAGAACAATAGACTTTTCTAAATATTACAATAATGTTTCTTATGTAAGTGCATTATCAATTCAAGAAATTAATTATGAACTGAACGAATGGTTCGGTTTACCCAACTTTAAATTTAATTAGGAGATAAAATGAAAGTTAAAATTAAAAAATTAGATGAACGAGCAACAATCCCAAGCTATGCCAAGCATGGAGATGCCGGTATGGATTTACGGGCCATCCGTTTCCAAAGAGATTCAGATGGAAATTATGTTTATTATACTGGCTTGGCCTTTGAAATTCCCGAAGGATATGTGGGCCTTTTATTCCCGCGATCCTCTATTTCAACGACTTCTCACTTCCTTCGTAATTCTGTTGGAGTTGTGGATTCTGGTTATAGAGGCGAGATTATGTTTAAATTTGGTTATGGTAGTAATATCAAATCTTATAGGGTTGGAGAACGAGTTGGGCAACTAATTATTATGCCTTATCCTTCTATTGAATTTGAAGAAGTAGAAGATCTATCTGATACCGAAAGGGGTGAAGATGGATTTGGCTCAACAGGCCAATAACAACACAGTCAGCGTATTATAGCTGAAAGGAGAACGAAGTGAACAGAGAACAGCGAAGAGCTAAAGCTAAGCACGAGAAAAAGTTTGGAACTGAAGCAAATGAAGAAGCAGCCCAAAAGGTTGCTCTATTTGGTAAATTGCCCGACGAATGTCAGGCTTGCTTAGCCGCATTCGATAAGAAAGATAAAGAACAGGTGATGTCGTGGAGCGTTGTAGTTAGAAATGATATTGAGCAAGTACGCTTATATTGTCCCGATTGCTGGCAAAAAGCAAGGGAAGTTGTACAGGCATATGAAAAAGAGAATGGTTATGGATCAAGAAAAGAAAAAAAAGATAGTATTTGATGATACAGATGTAAGACATGCTCAATTAAAAATACGCCTTCAACACGACAGTTTAACACAGGCGGGTTTTTTTAGAGCAATTATTACAGGTTATTTAGATAATAACAGTAATATTGTTAATTATCTTGCTAATTATAAGGAAGAGCACGGTATTCAAAATAAGAAAAAAAGAGCCCGTGTTGTAGAGGAGATTGAACAAGGAACGGACCTTCTGGAAAAATTTGGTATTAAAGATGATGAAGTAGAAAGCATTTTTGATATGATCGCAGAAGAATTTCCTGACCTTTAATGTCTTTTTCTACTTTTAGATAGTATTTATAGTAAACCTAGGAGATTTATATCATGGCTAAGAAGAAACTTTTAAGCGAAGCCCAAGTTCGCAAATTTATGGGACTTGCAAATCTAGATGCGAATATGTCTTCCAATTTCATCAGTGAAAACTGGGGTGAAAAGGAAGATGAATATAAAAGACACGATGTTGACGGCGTAGAAAAGAAAGCTGGTGACGAAGATGGTCATTATAAAGACTATGAAATGAACGAAGAAGAAGAAGAAGTTTCTATGGATGTAGAAGCAGAAATGGAAGAACCCGACGCCGAAGGGGGTGATGATGGTGTCGATGTTGAACTTGATGAAGATGAAGTTACTGCTGCTAAAGCTGCTTTAGATCAAGTGTCAGCCGTTCTTGCTAAATTGCTTGGCGATTCTGAAGGTGCCGCAGATGAAATGGAAATGGACGCAGAGATGCCTCCTATGGACATGGATGTTGAAGCTGAAGAAGAAATAGAGCTTGAAGAAAAGAAAGACAAAAACTGGGGCGGAAACAAAGGCGACTATAAACGACGCGATGTTGACGGCGTAGAAAAGAAGGTTGGCGACAAAGATGGTCATTATAAAGACTATGAAATGGATGAAGCCAAGATTGTTGCTGAAGTTACTCGTCGAGTAGCCAAGCGACTTAACGAAGCAGTTCGTGCTCAGAAAAAAGCTAATAAGCTTCTGGGTAAATAAATCTTTAGAAATTAGTTGACAAAACACATAAGCGTGTTATAATATAAGGGTGGGATTTTTCCCACCCTTTTTTATTGGAGGAAAAATGGAATTTATTCTTTATGGGCTATTTTTTATCACCGGCTGGCTTGTTCATTCAGTCGTTGCTTATGTTTTAAGCCTTGGATCTTCGATCTTACTTTTTCAAAGAACAATACAAGACTGTTTGTTGGTTGTGGCTAGAACATATGAAGGATATCTGATGGCTCAAGAATATAAGATGGAACACTTGCGCCTTGCTGGAAAGTCAGAGAAAGAATTAGAGATTGAACGAAAGATGGATGCAACAACGATGGCCTCAGTTCAAGCCACACTAATAAGAAATATTCTCCACAATGTTCCATCTAAATTTGAAGGATTAGTGGGGTTCAACGACTGGGATTCAGCAATGGGTGAGGTCACACGAATAATAAAAGAAAGAAGATAGGACTTGACAACAGTCACTAAACATGTTATATTAATAGTGTCATTAGGAGGAATTTATGACTTTTGGAAAACGAAGAAATAAGATAACTGAAGAAGAAGACGAAGATACAACAGCAGAAGAACAAGAAGAATCATCACAAAAGCTTAAGATTAATCTTGGCCAACTGTTAGGCGGTGGGGGCGGAGGCAAAGATCCTCGCATCCTTGGTCTATTTGGGTCAGTCGAAGAAGAGAAAGCAGGTGAACTCTGTTATCATCTTATAACAATGTCTGAACCAGAGGAACCCGATGAGGGAGAAAAAGCAGAGAAACCAGAAGACATTAAATTTTATGTCTCAACATATGGTGGATCAGCAGATGATATGTTCTCTATCTATGATGTCATGAACTTTGCTAAAAAGAGATGTGATATCCAAACCATAGGTCTTGGAAAGGTTATGTCGGCTGGTGTTCTTCTGCTCGCAGCAGGAACAAAAGGAAAGCGAAAGATTGGTCGTAATTGTCGTGTTATGATCCACGCAGTATCGGCTGGTAACATGGGCTCACTCCATAATCTTGTCAATGAACTAGATGAGATACAGAACCTTCAAGAGTCCTACATTGATGCAATCGTTGAGAACTCTAGCTTTACAAAGAAGACATTAAAGCGGCTCTTGGACCGTAAGGTAAATGTATATTTATCAGCAGAAGAAGCAATTGAACATGGAATTGCTGATGAACTGATCTAATTATAGTAAAAAGAGGTATAAAACATGGACAAATTCTTCTATAATAAGTCATCGGCTTCCAATTTGGGTTGGTCCCCTGATTGGTTTGGTGCTTCTTCATTTGATGAAGATTTGCTCCGTAAAGTACGCAAGTTCCAACGAGACCACCACTTAACTGCGGACGGTCTCGTTGGCCCTTCAACTCATAGACGCATCTGGACCGAGAGAGAATCACTCTTAAAGGATTATTATCCCCCCACAATTGATTCCAATATAAGTGAATCATTTATTGTTGCCAATAACGACTTTCACGAAATTAATTGGCCTAAAGTGGTTCTTCCTTTCTCGGGTCAAGGACTAAAACTTACAAGAGGATTTAAGATTGTTAGACAAAAGCGAGAAGTAACGAGTTTTGTTTCTCATTGGGATGTCTGCCTTAATACTAGATCTTGCTACAATGTTCTTAAAAAACGAGGCATCTCTGTTCATTTTGGAATTGATAACGATGGAACAATTTATCAGTTTATGGACTGTAATCATATAGCATGGCATGCTGGTGGATCAAGGTGGAATAATAAATCAATTGGTGTCGAGATATCTAATGCTTATTATCCTAAATACCAAACATGGTACAAGGCACACGGCTATGGCCCAAGACCTTCTTGGAGAGGCAAAAAAGTTCACAATGGAGTTTTAGAGCCCTTCTTGGGTTTCTACGATGTCCAGTTGGAAGCACTCAAAGCGTTAATGGAAGCTATACATAACATTTACGGTATTCCATATGTATGTCCCATTGGAACTGATGGCATGACAGCCACAGGTATTGATAGTAAAGCAGCCGCTGGCAACTTTAAGGGATTCGTATCTCACTATCATCTAACTAAGAGAAAGATTGATTGTGCCGGTTTGGACCTCAAAGCACTACTAAAGGAAATAAAATAATGGATAAATTTAAAAAACTCGATCAACTGATTGAACAAGTCTTGGCTGAGAGA